TACTGGCGATTCGTATGACAACAAACAAATTCATGGCCTTCAGGACTCGCGGAGAAAACCCGTTCAGATATTGACCAATTGCAGCCGCAACGATAGCCTGCAACCATGTTAAGCTCCTCAGACATTGCAGAACTTGAAGCCTATCTGCCGCACGCTACCGACGAAGAGAAGCGGCAAATCAATCAGCACCTTCTCTCGATCCGCAAAGTCGAAAAGAACTTCCCTTGGGCCGCTTACAGATACGACCCCATCGGCTACGCATACAACGTCCTCGGCCTCTCGATGCTCACCGAAGATCAAAAGACGGCATTGAGAGCCGCCGTAACTCCGCCGTACATGGTCAAGATCGATTCAGGAAACTCGTGCGGCAAAACGCTGATTTGCGCCGTGCTCGTGAACTGGCAATATGACTCCTACAATCCAGGATGCGTTTACACAACGGCCCCGTCGTCGTCGCACGTCAAGCGCGTGCTCTGGGCTCAAATACGAGACCTCAGAGCCAATGCAAAGATCAATCTGCCGCAAGACTTCATTGGCCCGGCAGCGCCGGAAATGCGAAGCGACCCCAACCATTTCGCCATTGGCCTGACCGCAGATAAAGGAGAAGCGATAGCTAACAGCGAAATCATCTACACACCTTCTGGTAAGAAAAAATTCGGAGACATTGCCATAGGAGACATGGTTTTCGCCTGCGATGGCTCTCAAACAAAAGTGACGCATGTTTTTAAGCACTATGGAAGAAAAATTTACAAAGTAACCCTAGTAGATGGTAGGTGTGTTCGTACTGACGGGGACCACCTGTGGAGCGTTATCAACCACAACTACGGCAAATACAAAACTTTCAGGCTGATGTCAACCAAAGAGATGCTGGAAACTGGCGTAACATATGGGGCAACAAATAGGCCGAAGTATTATTTGCCAACATGCGGGGCGCTGTCGTACAAGCACAAAGAAACAACAATTCCAGCATACACTATGGGGGTATGGCTTGGAGATGGGAGCTCCAGCGACAGTTCAATAACTTCTGGAGACGCTCAAATGATAGAGCTTCTCAAAAATGACAATCCGAATTGTGGCATGACGGTCAGGACTCCTAAAAACAGGAACGCCAGCTTGATACGAATTCTTGGAATGCGTTCAAAGCTGAAATCCATTGGTATGCTTACTTCAAAATGCCGAACTAAAAGAGTCCCAACAGAATACATGGACAACTCCACAGATGTCAGGCTAGGAGTGATCCAGGGGCTGATGGACACAGATGGGTACATAAGCCCAAATGGGACAACAAGTTTTACGTCAACAAGCCCAGGCTTGATTGAAGACATGATGTGGCTTGTCAGATCACTTGGCGGCAGAGCATCATTAAACAACCTAGTTGACATTAAAAACGAACGATCACACCCTTGCTACACAATGAACTTTATTCTTCCTGGATTCAGTTGCTTTAGGCTAGACAGGAAAAAACGCAGGGAAGTAAACAGAGACCGCCGAAGGGCCGCTATTAAATCGATAGAAGAATGCGGGGTTGAAGATACTACGTGCATAAGAATCGAGCACGAAAGCAGTCTTTTTGTTATCGGAGATGGGATCGTCACCCACAACTCCCTCAAGGGCTCTCACTTGGCGCACATGGGGTTCATTTTTGACGAAGACGAAGGATTGGGGCAGATGTATTGGGACTCGGTGCGAACCATGTTCAAGCCGACTCCAGGAATGTTCTGGCTCACGGTAGGCAACCCGTCAACAGTAAGCAGCCCTGCCTATCTCGAATCCATTCGCACGACGGACGACGGCAAGCCGATGTGGCGCAACCTTCGCATGAGCGTGCTCGATCACCCAAACATCATTGCCGCCAGCAAGGGGCTTCCGCCTCCAATCCCCAAAGCTGTGACGGCAGAACAGGTCGATGTCTGGGTCAAACGCCTATGCACTCCGCTTGAAGACGACGAAGAACATCGTGTCACAGACTTCCAGTGGAGAGGCAAATGGCATCGGCCAAGCGGCGAAGGCGAAACAGTCATCCTTGGTCGTCGCCCATCAACAGGAGCTTCCGGCGTCTGGTCGGACGCCCTCTGGGATGCCTGCTGCCGCCTCGAATTGCCCTTCCCAATCGACGAAATGCCCGAACTTGGCTGTGACGTGGCCAGAGTGCTTGGCGGCGATAATTGCGACATACATGCCCAATGGGGCGGCAACTCCATCGCCCATGACTCAGCAAATGGCCGATCCATACCTGCTACAATCGCTCGGCTCAAGGAAATGGCCGAAGAGGTCTGCGAGTTTGCAAATGCCAAACGCATCGAAATCATCAAGAACAGCAACTTAGAGCCTGAAGAAATCGCACGCGCCATGATGCACAAGCCGTGGATTCCCAAACAAATCCCCATCAAGATCGACGATTGCGGCATCGGCAACGTCATCAGCGACTTCAAGGACGGCTGGAACTTCATCCCGGTCAATCCAGGCTGGGCCGCAAAGATGGACCTTCGCTATCCGAACGTCAGAAGCGAACTATGGTTCGAGACTATGGAAAAGGCCGTCCTCGGCGGCTTGAGTCTGCTCTACTTGCCGGAAGACGAACGGCAGATGCTCCGCATCCAGGCTTTCGCGCCAACATGGAAGCAGAACGAACGCCGAATGCGAGTTGTCGAGTCCAAAGAAGACACGAAGAAAAGACTTGGCCGATCACCGGACTGTTTTGTTGCTGGGACAAAAATCAAAACAATCAACGGAAACAAGCCAATCGAAGAAATTATGCTTGGCGAACTCGTATACACACGAAACGGATGGCATCCGGTTATTGGGCATGGGCAAACTGAAGAAACCTCTGAAACCGTAATTGCGTCATTTTCAAACGGAGAAACGCTTGAAGCATCTCCAAACCACCCTGTTTTTGTTGACAATAAAGGGTGGGTTCGTATCGACGCATTGGCACTGTCTGATAACATAGTCGAATGCCACAACCACAAGTTACTGTCGTGTTCAACGGGATCACTTTCATCAGGTTCCCTGAAAGCAAAAGCGAATCTTCTCGAAAGTATTTTTACCCGTTTGCTAACAACCGAAGACTCAGTGGAATTGGCGCTCTTCATCAGGCTGTTTGGCGGCATCACCACGGCGAAATACCACCAAAACACGATATTCACCACGTTGATGGAAACCCTCTCAACAACGATATTTCCAACCTTGAGTGCCTCACAAAGAAAGATCATGCTGAAAGACACAGAGGCACATGCTCAGAAAGGAAGAAAGCGAACCTCGACAGGATACGCCATCTTACCAAAGAATGGCACTCAAGCGATGAGGGAAGAAAATGGCATTCTGAGCACGCTAGGAAATCTTATGAGTCCAGAGTTCCTGTCGTCAAAACATGCGACCAGTGCAGCAAAGAATACAAAAACTTTTCTCGCAGGGAAACAGACAGGTTTTGCTCATCTAAATGCGCTCAAAAATGGTATTACAGACATAAAACAATGTTTGTTGAATCTTCTTGCCCTGAGTGCGGAATCAAAACTAAAAAGCAGCCTGGGCGCGGCAAGAAGTGCTGCTCTCAATCATGTGGTGCGCGTAGAAGGTGGAGGCTCAAAAAAGAAGGTGTTCAATCTGACAGTTGATTCTGAGCATGAGTATTTTGCAAACGGAATACTCGTACACAATTGCATGGACGCCTTCAACTTGGCCCATTTTCACGCCAATTTCGGCTCTCCAAAGCTCATATCTATCGAGACCGGCGTATCTCGCGCAAGCAAAACGATGGGCGCTCGCATCGGCATCGGTGGCATCGGCCAGCGCGGGTCACAACCAGCTGCTGACCGAGGCGAAGAACCGCCGCGAAGGGAAGAAAAGCGATCACTTTGGGGAAAGAACAGGCGGTGATACTCGCTTGTTCTTTGCAATTCGGCCACATCCAGAACAGAAAAAACACTTCGGGCAAACCTTGTCAAAGTTTGTGAATGAATATGGCTTTTTGTAAGTGCCATGCCCGCAATTCTTACAAACAATCGGGCACGTAGGAGCAGCACCGTTCGGCATTCCACATCCGCTCCGTGGACAATAATCAGCACGCCGCGCCTATTTTTGACTTCTTGCAGCGACCTTGTCAGCCAGCATCCCGGCCAGCCGTTCTTTGATCTTTTGATAACGCTCTTTCATGGCATCATCGAAAGCCGCTAATTCATGCTTGGAGTTGAACAACGAGTGGCTAAATGAAACCTCGACCACTCCAAGACGACCATTGGAATCCCTGTAGCAAATATCTTTGTCAGTAATCGCAACCAGAATTAGTTTTTCTAACGAAAATCCAAACGATCCTGGACTGCCAAATGCCCTAAAAAACTCTTGGCCGATTCCAGGAATGACAAACTGATTTTTAACCGGCTTCGGTAGCTCCTTCTCCAATCTCCAATAGTCAGAAGAAGAAAGCGACACTTCCGAAGTGTACTCGTCAAGAATGATCGTTGACAACTTGCCGTCAGATAACACTGCTTTGTACGACACGAACTCGTCATCCTCCCCATCGCGCGTGAATGAATAGCCATTCGCGTACATAACGGTGTTGCTGTCGTAGAAATCGATTTCGCTGGGGTGATTCTCGATCTTCCCATCAGGCCCAAACAAGCCTTCCTGCCTGATTTCGTAACTGCTGCAATCGCAGTCCAGGTCTTTCGTCTGGTACTCGTGGTCGTCAGACTTCACGAAGTTGGCCTTCTTCGGCAATTTGACATTGCACTTGATGTGGTCAAACATTCCCATTCTTTCGGCCTCCAATCTGCTAAACAGCAGAATCAATAGATAAGGCTTCCAGTTTCGATTCAACTTCTTTCAGTTCGGCGCGAAGCTGCAACAATGTTTCATCTCGTATCTTGCTGTGAAAATCGTCCGACATGCAAATCGGAACGCGCTGAGCGCTGGCGTTCCCAGGCTTAGATGCGCCTCGATCAAATGCCAGGAACAATTGTTCGCAGTTTTTAAGCCACGAGATTCGCTCCCTCAAGATCGCCAAATCACCAAGTAACTGTTTGCCAACATTGGCAATCTTTTCAATCCTATGAATTTCTTCTGGCGTCACATATGCCTCCGGTAAATGGTCAAAAACAACACATGATTACCGTAATTGTAGTGCATATGCCAGACACGTCAACCGCACAGACTCTTGCGGCGACAGATTCTTCCAGGCTGAAATGGTTGATAGAAAAGGCTGGCCACAAGTGACGCCGGTGGCCAGCCCAAAGGTGAACAAACCCCGACAGCCGATTCACCGATCAGGGTTCGATATTCAAGATAGCAAGACACAAGAACATTGGCAATACGAAAACAAGACACATTGATGCCGGTATGGGTTGGGTTCGCGCACCGACCCCGTTGAAAAGGCCGGTCGTCGTGTGCCGTATAAGGGCGGGACGCTTCCGTTGGAGATGATTGATTTTCGTGGTACTCCTAATTCCCCCGTCACCACGTCTGAAGGCTTTCGCGGACCAAGGCCGTGTTTCGGATACCTTACCTTGCATCAGATTTACGCCAGTGGATGAAACCATGCCGCTGGCAAAAGACGCACTTCCTAACTGCGGCGTCTGAGTCGCATTCCCTTGTGTACCCGCAGGTCGGCAAAGGGGGCCGGTCTCTCAACATGGAGTTTTTGAAAGTTTTTCTGTTGCTGTGTCAGGCAAGATATGCTAGGCTAACCTAGTTCTCTGCTGCTGCTACAGCGAGACACCGGCCATCAGTAGTTTGTGCTGCTGATGGCCACTTTCTTTGGCGTCGTTTCATACTCTACCACATCGCCAATCGGCGTGTCAACTGGCAATCGTTCCGGTTTCTGGAAACAGCCTGGAATCCCACATGCGCTTGTTCTTTTCCACTGTATTCCAGAGGAAATTGACAATTTGCTTGGCCTCTCCAGCCCTCTCAATCGCTTTGGCCTCGACTTGCCGAACCCGCTCTTTGCTAACTCCCCAATCGTCAGCTATCTGCTGAAGGGTCTCGCCTTTCTCGAATCGTCGCACGAGGACTTCGACATGCTTCGGCTTGAGCAAGAGAGACAGGATGCACTTGGTCTCAGGCATCATGGTCTCGCGTGGTTCTTCGTACTCTGGCCGATCCAAAACGTCGAACTGCAAATTCTCTCGACAGTCTTTTGTTTCTGAAAACTTATCCGACAACGAGATAACGCCATACTTTCTTGAGAACGAATTGAACACTTGGCCAATTCTTGATGTCAAAACAAGTGCCGCTCTTTGGACCCGATGCCTGATCCTGAACGTGGCATGTGTTGACCTTTTGGTGTTGTAAGATGGGTCAAACGACAGGCACGACTCGCAAAGGCCAATGACGGCGGCTTGCGCCAAGTCTTCTGCAAATTGGCCTACTAATTTGTAAGGCTTGATGTTGTTTGTTACCATCGCCAAGAAGCGAGCATACCTGTTAGCGATTTTGAACGCTAGGCCGAGATTCTCGACCACCCATTCCCGTTCTTCTGGCGTGAGTTGCCTTGACTTCGGCTGTTCGGCAGAGATTATGCCCTGAGTCGATTGCTGCATTGTCGTGCTCCGTAATCGGCCAGGGCGGACTGTGTGAGAGCAGTGCCGCCCATTTTTCATTCACCATTGCTTGTTGTATCAGATGAAGCCGGGTCTGTCTCAAGCAGGCACTTCTGGCAAATCATCTGATTCCACATTTAGAGAGTGTACGTGTTATGGCCTCATGTGATCCGTGACGAGATAATCAAGTTCACCGTAAACGAATTCAACGTCATACCATCCTGGCTGGAAACCGTCTTTTTTATCGCCGTTTTTTTGGATCAGTGCGATGGACTTGATTTCAGTTGCGTACATCCACGGATAGATTTGATGCTTCAGAGGCATGATTCTTGGCCCATCGTAGCCGATTGTAGGCAAACGATGCGATTTCTTACCACCAAGCATTCCATCCGAAGGAACATCGCCAAGAATCAGCCTGATGGCAGAACATATGCCTCTTGGTGTTCTACACAGGAAAGGGATTGTTTGTGTCATTGATCACTTAATCGAACAAGAACAGCTTCACGTTGGCGGTCGAGCCAGAGTAGTTGCCGATGGCGATGACAGAGACTTTTCGACTGACCACCCTCTTTTTATTCTCTTTGAAATCGTCAGCCTAGATATTCCGGTAATTTCAGCCCATTCCGATAAGCACATCGTTCTGCCAAAGCACGATATAATCCTATTGGACCTCTTATTCCTTTGCTGCTCAATTTGAGTAGCCCATCTTACATTTCCAGGCTTGTAGTCTCCGTCATTATCAGGGAACCTGTCAAGCGAATGGGAGGGAGACGGCCTGTATCCAACATCCAGCAAGAAATTGCTGAAAGAGTTTGCCCACCTTTCGCAAACTCTTATGCCCCTGCCACCATAGTCTTTGAAGTCATGCGACGTTTTTCTTGTGCATCTCTTTTTGATTGCGGCCCACGCCGCGTATTCTGGAGATTGCTTTCTTGTCTTAGATTTACTGCATCCGTGGACAAATCTTCGACTCTTGGTGGAATCTCTAGTAGCACATCCGCAGCTTGAATTCCCTGCTAAAAGAGTTGAAGAACTTACAATATCGACATTACCACAATCGCACCGGCACTTCCAAGAGCACAATGTTTTAGACCCGAACTTTCTTTTGCCTTCGTATGAAATAACAACCCGTCTGCCAATTCGATCACCTGTAAGGTTTTTGAACTTTTTACTTTTTGGGAAATCAAACATGGTAGCCTCAATCAAAGAGGAACAATTTGACATTCGCAGTAGAACCAGAATAATTTCCAATAGCGATACTGTCTATCTCCTCCATTGAAGGTTCTGACGATCCAGTTATCAACGCTGTGCTTGCCACAGGACGAATCGAGCCGTAGCCAGAGAGCTTGAACGGCGCATACTTCCTGACCTTGACCGTCTCGCTTCCGGTCTGGCCGATGAGTTGGAGATAGACCGTCTGATCGGCCCAAAACCACAAGTAGTCGAAGTCTGTCGGGAAGTTGGAGTCTTCATCCCATGCCGTGCGAACAGTGGCCGTTGGAATCTGGCCGATGTACGTGTATATGAGCCCGGTGACAGTAGGCGACTCAGAAAATGCGTAAAACTCGCTGGCCAAAGTGTCGGATTCGCCGTGGTTGGCGGCGAATGTCGTGCCGTTGACCTCGATTGAGAATCGGTCGATGATGTTCAGGTTTGCCATTGCAGTGCCTCATGGTTGTGGGATGAAACAGTCGATCCGATTGGCCTCAGATCGTGTCGATGAAGCCGTGCGTATGCGACATCTTGATAAGATCGTCAGCAGCCTGCAACGCTTCGATGCGGCTGTATCTGCGGGAATAGAATTCGTTGCCAAGATAAACGTCATAACTTCCGTCATCGCGTTCGAGGACAAGAACTTTCTTTCTGACCATCACTTGTCCGGCCTTCCATCGCTCCAGTTGCTTTTTCTTCTTCGATTTTTCCATGTCATCCCCTTTTGGTTCGTGATCAGATTGGCCACTTGTTCTCCTACCTTTCGTCGTGATCGGTCTCTCCTCTGAAATGCTTGCCAAGACCTGGACTTGATGCTTGGCCAAGTTCTCGCTGGAATTTCCATCCGCACAGTTTGCTGCCAGAGCTAATCGGCAGAGGCACTCCGTTAGCGTCTGAGTTGCACATCACTATATCACGCTCGGCGTCAGTTTCAAAAGACCATCCGCCACATTTCGGGCAAGCGAAGTCCATTTCTTCTCCAGTTTGATCACAACCATACGGGAACTGATCGGAGTCGGGTCAGTGCGGCGCTGGGCTGGGTTGTTCATGTTTCTTCTCGGATGTACTTGGCGACCTGTTCCAGTTGGTCAGGCGTCAAATACTCTCCAACAAACAAAGCGAACTTCCCTTTTGACACAAGACCGACCTCTTGGCCACGCAACGAGACTGTCCAGTACGTCCAGTCGTTAGGACGGCGGCACTTCTTGAACTCAAGCTGTTCTGTTGTTGTGCTGCTCACGCTTCCACTCCTTGATAAACTCAACGACTTGTTCCAAATGCTCCTGTGTCAGCCATTGTCCGGCATAGGCCACGAACAAGCCCTGTGACGCCGTGCCGACAGGTTCGCCGCGAAGCAATACCGTCCAGGACATCAAACCGTCATGACGGCGATTCGGCTTGAATTCGAGAGACGGGGCTTTTATTGGTTCTGGCATACGAGACTCCCTCTGGCCGTTACTATACACACCCAAGTCGGCAAGCACGGCATTCACCAGCGCCGGATTCATCCACGCCCCTGTTACGAAAACATCTCAGCTTGAGCCGGTTCAACATCCTCAAACAAGCTGCCCTTGCCGTTCGCTTCTTCGATTCGGCGGCAGGCAATGTCGAAATATTTCAGCTCACTGCATGTCCTATGAATTGTTATAATACAGGAATGAGAACAAAACCAACCATCATTGTCTGTAAGAACTGCGGGAAAACGGCATCCATACATTCCTATCGACTTCGGAATGGAACAGGAAAGTATTGCAGTTCGACTTGCTATTTTGCCAACCGGTGGAAACATGACGGGAATTGCCGCCAATGCCAAAAAAAATCCAAGACACGATTCTGTAATTCTGTTTGTCGAAAAGCATATTGGAATCGTGAGAGTTATCGACAGCATAAAACTAAGCGTAATTGGGAACGTAAACTGGCATTGATTAACGAGCTTGGCGGAAAATGCTGCAAATGCGGAATAAACGATCCCCGCGTATTGGACATCGACCATATTGACAGCACACAAAAAAAACGGCCTAAAAAACGCCAATGGACTTGGCATCGTCGTTTTGCTGATTGGGCAGCTAACAAAGGAAACCTCAGACTGTTGTGTGCAAATTGTCATCGTGTATTAACCTGGAAACAACGTCGATTCGGCCTTGTCAATGGCAAGTCTGTCCTCATCGAATAGCGAATATTTTCCCCACGCCTCTTCAATTCTTTTCACAGCAGCAGCAAAGTATTTCTCGCATATTTCGATGCCGATGAAGCGACGACCGGTACGGACGCAGGCAACGCCGGTGGAACCGCTTCCGCAGTATGGATCGAGAATCGTGTCGGCATCCGGTATAAAGCCGAGACACCATTGCATCAAGGCGACGGGCTTTTGGGTGGGGTGGACTCGCTCTATATCCTGTTCGCTGGCGCGAATCATTCCCATCCATCTGTGAGAAAACAATCGCGCTGGCTGGCGCAAGTTTGTCCATGCCATCTCACAATCGGCCATGTCATTACTTCTGCCTCCTTCCCTCTTGTCCCATATCAACCAAGAATCCATCGCGGGAAGGCGATTGCTGTAATGATTCCCACCCCAGAGGATTAGAAACTTGAAATCCAGAAGCGGTCTTGGGTCAAACGGGTGGCAATCATCAATAATCCGCTCAAACTTACCGCGAGCAGCTGAACAGTCTCCACCAGAAGGATTGTAACTAATCCCATACGGCGGGTCCGTCACTACCGCGTCCACGCTGCCAGCCGCCAGCGTCGGCAGCACTTCCAGGCAATCGCCGCGATACAGCACATGCTCGCCAATCTGGACACGCTCGAAGCTCATCCCCCGCTCCTGTAGGTGGCCCCGCTGCCGCGCTTTCCCCCGCAGCAGCGCCCGCCGCAAGTCCCAAACGGCGAGTTGGGCCATGTTCAGCATTCTCTCCAGACGCCACGTTCCAAAAATCCGTGCCATTTTTCTTCATGCGTCGAAATCAAAATCGACGGCGAAACAGTTATCGTGCGGTCATCATGCTCAGTAATTTTGTGGTGCCGAACGCCGTCACCTAAGTTGCCGAGAAAATCCCCGCGCGGAGCCCTGCAATACCAGAGCCCTTGCCACTGGCCGTAATCGCCCGGCTCGTACAAGTGCGGGGAAACATCGGTTCGACGACCCATCATCGGTTGACTTCCTTTCACCTATACACCGCCATCGGAACCAAGTCCCGATGCGACATTGCACCAAGCGGCACTTCCCTGAACCGATCCAGCGGAATCGGGCACGGCATTCGTGCCGCGTAATAGTTCCACGGTCCAATCCAGACACGCAACCGCTCCAGCCACATGACCGTCGCAAATGATCGGCTTGTTTTGCTCACGGTTCCGTATGCGTAATGCGCTTCGTGCAACAAGTTCCATGCCCAGCGCCGTTCACAAGCATCCATCTCCCATGCGCAGCTACGTCTTGGCTGGCGACTGAGCCATAGCAAGTGCGAGTCGGCGATGAGTCGTTGCTGGTGTGCCACTTGGCGCGGCGGAAACTGCGCAAGGTCTTCAGGACTGACTGGCAGCAGCAAGAGATGGACAGTGATAGCGATTATGGTCATTCCAGTTTACCCGGCATCAGAAGCATCACCCTTGTCGGCCTCGTTGCACTCTTCGCCGCTCCCCATCCAGCCACAGATACGACTGCCTGAGCTAATGGATAGCGGCACGCCGCGTATGTCCGAATTGCACCAGAAGGCATCGCCCTCTCTGCCGAACACCGAGCCACCACACTTTGGACACTTGAAACCCATGTCGCCCTCCCTGGAATCAAAAAACAGTGTCAGTCTCAATAAGGCGGATATAACCCCGTGTTTTGGGACACTTTTGGCCCTTATTGAGACTGATAGCCGTCAATCTGGGCAAAATGGCCTCTATTTCTCCGTTGGCACTACACTGATCACTTTGCCACCAATTCCGACCGATACAAGCCAATCATGCCCGATTTCTCTAACCCCAGATGCGTAAAGTCTGGCTATTTCGTCGGTGTATGGCACAACGCCGAAGGTATCGCTAAACTTGTCCTGGTCGTGCCACCAAGCCATACAAACACCATGATCTTCGCTACGAAAGGTGAAAACCTTCGGGCCGTCAAAATAGCAAAAGACCTCAACAGGATTGACAATGCCATCAAACATGGCCATTGCTCCCGTTCGTGCTCGGCCCAAGCGTAGGACCGTGGTACGCACCATTTGACTCAGGCACGACGATCTCGGCTTCAGGCAGGGGCAACGTCACTCTTGCCTTAATCGCCGCTAGGATGGCCAATAGGCTCTCCCGCTGGTCATCGGCCACAGACAATGCCATTCCGCCGCTGGTAACATCGACCTTTTGCACTGGCCGCTGGTTATCCGGCATGACGGAATACTTGTCTTCCAGTGCCTCCAAATGCGGGTCTTTCGAGGCCATACGGTACTTGACACGCTTGGCCGTCTTGCCGTCGTCGGCCAGTTCGATGTCTACCGACGATATGGCTCTGAGAGCCTGCTTGGGTATCTTGTTCGCTGGCCGATGTGACGGAGCGCCATCGCCAGAGAAGTCGAGGATGTCGTCTATGGAGGAGTAAGCGAGAGCCCGTCTTTCGTCTCTGGCCTTCTTCCACTCTTCGGCCATCTCGCGTTCGACGAGTTGCCGTAACTCCTGTTGTATTTGGGAGATACGGAGTTGGACTTCCGGCCTGTTAAGTATTTCCCAGGCAAGTCGAGAGCCGTGTGTTTTGTTTTTGGGTTTTTTGTAACCTGCCTCTTCATAAGCAGTTGCGGAGCAGCCTGTGCGCACATAGGCCAGCGCAAACTTCTCATATCTTTGTGAGCAGGAGTTGATTTTCAAGCTGACGCCCATAGGTGTTAATCCGGTGTTGGTTTCGTGGCCTGGGGTTCAGGTTCATGGTCGATTTTGGCGTTGATTGGGACGTGGTTTGCGATCATGTTGTGATCCTCATTCTTTTGACACATTCTTCCATTTTGTCGAACGTCTTGTGGCCGACTAGACGGCGCAGGCTTGTGGCGTCTGCCCTTGACCGTGAGTTTGAGTGCCTGAACGCTTCCTCAAGGTCTTTGGAGAACGGGCCGTGGTCAGTGCCTTCAAGTTTAACCGGGCTCAGGTATTCAAGCAGAACGTCGAACAGGAAAGAAGACAGGTTTGGCCTGTCGCCATCGTGATCCGTGAGGAATAGCTTGGTCCACACGCGCCCACGGCAGAGTATCCGAGTGACATACTTGTGCTTGAACCCCTCTGCCCAGCATGGGATTTGGTCGAAGCGTCTGGCCGGTCGATAGGCAATGGCCATCCGGCAATTCATTGCAATCTTGTGCAAATTCACCATGCACTCGTTAATCGAACACATGATTAAACTCCGTTTTTTTCGTCCTCTTCGTCTTCCTCATCCAAGGACTGAGAAAATTCAGCCACCGCCGATACTAGGTATTGTTTGGGGACAACTTCATCGCCAGTTATCGGGTCAAGAACTGGCTCTACGGCAAGAACAACATTGCCAACTCCTTCAACAACATTTTCCGAAACCCATTCAGATAGGATGCGAACGATGTCGGCCTCGTATAACACCACCTTCGTTTTCATGACCTGTCACTTTCTGGAAACATAGACAGATGCTTCGCATTGCGGGCAAATGACAAACTGTACGCCAGGGGAACTGGTGGAATCGCCGTAACTAGAGAAAGTCCTGACCTCGTTGGGCTCAGCCGTCAGTTCGGCCTCACAATTCTGGCACTTACCGACGTACTTGATTCTTTGGCTGAGTATTTTTCCGAGCTTTACTTGCACGTTTCCACTCCATAGGTTCGTAATGAAAAACAACAATAACAACACTACCGCATATTGGACAAAGAACATCTCCTTGTTCCCCGTCTGGGAAACGGCTTATGCAGTTGACCTCGTTCGGCTCGGCAATCAGTTCCGCCTCGCATTGCAGGCATTTCCCTGTGTACTGGACGATAGGGTTGGCGACCTTGCCGAGTTTTGCAATTCTCACTTGTCACTCCACAAAAATTCGCCGATTCCCTTGTTTCGGAACAGGCTTGGTATCGGGCTTTTTCTTCTCTGGCTTGAATGAAAGTCCGGCCAGCTTCAAAATCGCCTGAACGAGAATGCGCAAAATCTCCCTCTTGTCGTCGCCAGCCTGCACAATTTCTTTGTGTGAGATAATGGCTTTGGCAAGATTGTTGTCAGCGCCGAAAGTGGTTGGCGATCCCAACGTAATGACAACTTGCCCGCTTATCATGTCGTTGTAGAAGTTGATGTCAATGTTCTTGAACTCGTCTGGAAGAACGGAGTAAATCAGGTTGGCATCGACGCCATAGAAATATTTTTCGGAATCCTTCTTGGCCTCTGATAACTTTGCAAGCTCCTTCTTGGCCGAGGACAATTCGTACCTCAGCCTCTCGTGTTCTTCCTTCTCGCGCTTGTAAAATTCGTAAGATTCTTTTTTTCTCATTTCTTCCCAATGCTCCTCAAGCTGCCGCCAAGAAACATAAACATTGGCATCACCAGATGTTGAACCAATTGGGTAGTAAGTTACATACCCATTCGCACCGGCTGTTGTCGTTGAGGCATAGTGAACGATTTGTGCGGTTCCATCGGTCGAGTACGTTTTCATCAAACAACCTCCGCTTCCACTCCGACCGGAAGCACAAAGTAAGGGGCTGGCGGCGTCCGAACAAGCTGGTCCTTTACGTCCTTGATGACTTGCTCTAGGTCGATGGACTCATGGGCCGAAAGCTGAATGATCTTCCCTCCCTGGATCAAAACGAAGCCTTTCCGCATTCGCCCGGCATGAGCAGTTTCGGTAATAGGCGCTGCGCGCGACGATTTATCCACTACGTTTTCCAAGGATTTTTCATCCTGCTTTGCATCAGGCTTCGCCGAATTCGCCGGTTTCTGATCCGCCTTGGCTGGCGTTTTGTCTGGGGCTTTTTCGGTAATAGTCGCTGCGCGCGCCGATTTATCGCCTGTGTTTTCTAGGGATTTTTCTTGGGACACTTCGTTTGCCACGCCTTCGCTCCTATCCGGCCAACGCTTGTTTGGCCTCTTGGAAATACTGCTGAACAAGTTCTACCGTTGCGCTGCTGCCAAGGAAACGCTTGATGTCTTCAACCCGCTTGGCTGATCGGCCATGAAGACCTCCAATCCATTCTATAACAAATCGGCCTGGACCGCGCATAGAAAGGAATCTATCGACCAAAGTTTCTGTGTCTTTCACGCCATCAAACGAGGATAGTGTCTCAATGATAAATGTTCGGGATGTGTCGTTCGCGTAGAAGTGGCCTTCTTTGATCAATTGCCTGCGTTTCCTGGCAAAAGCACGACGAAAAGCAGTCTTCACTCCGCCATAGGCATAAGAAGTCCATGAAAGCTTTTTGCCAATCTTTTGTGGGTTCCAAAACCGGGCAGAATTGATCATCGCATCATGGGCTATCGTGAGCAGTTCTTCTTCTGACAGGACGCTGTTGGCCAGCTTCTTCGCCAATTTCATGGCAATCGGATATGCTTTGCTAATCAACTCAGACTGTTCTGGCGTCATCTTCTTTGGGTTCGGCTTTTTGGTGAACTCGCTGACCGCGATGAGATGGACGCCGTTGGCACATGGCCTCTCGACTTTATCCATGAAAATGTTGTAGTCTTGCCGAAGACGCCTGACAGTATCCCTGCCTATTCCAAGCATCTTGGCGGCTCTGCCATGACCCTTATGCTTGAATTCGTCGCTTCTCAACAACGCGACAAAGGAATCAATCTGTTCCCGTGAAAACGCGGCCACGCATCCCCCATGCCTTTATTGTTAGTGATTTGGCCTCTTCAAACGCCTTCCCAATGTCTTTTGAACCAAAGTGCCAGTGCCTCATGGCGGCTGCTCGCATGAATGCGTCTATCGAGGATTCCAAGGCTTCTATGTACTTTTCGCTTTCGGCGCGAACATCGTGCAGCTTGTGCCGCAGGGCCACGCACTCCGAACATGGCAATCCAGGCTCGATCATGCCAAGAGTTTACTGTACGCTACCAGTCGTGTCCAGTGGAATTTAATTTGCCCTAGACGGCGCGAGCACTGGTGGTATACTATTGAATAACACAACTTTCGAGGTGCAATCATGCTTGGTAGTTACACAGAGTCGGCAGTTGACATGCTTGATTTTTTTGAACGGCAGAGGGAGTGGTCCTACGAAACCTTTGGGCCACCGGAGATTCGAGGTCCAGTCGGGCCGCTGAAACACCTTGAGAAAGAGGCAAAAGAAGCCTACCAAGAACAAGACCTGGAAAAGAGAAAAGAGGAAATCATAGATTGTTTGTTTTTGTCCTTCGACGCCGCCCACCGTGCCGGAATGGGATACAGTGAAATTTCCAGAATCGCTATGGCCAAGCTGAAAAAGAACAAGGGAAGGAAGTGGCCGGACTGGCGCGATGCCAAGCCGGAAGAGGCAGTCGAGCACGACCGAAGCGGAGAAGCAAAATGAAACGAGTCTGGAAAACAAGGATCGAGCCTAATTCGATCAAAGACGACGTATACAGAATCTCTGTGCCTTCAAAGGCAGGCGCTATTCCTAGATTCATAGCAATCCAGGAAGGCGATATTTGCATATGGCACGAAATTGATGAAGAAGCCGATGATGGCAGTCTGTCGATTATTTGTGTTGGGACGGGGTTTGGCAGAGTGCCTGATGACTGCCCGTACATCGGTTCTGTGATTCATTTGGGGTTCGTGTGGCACTTTTATTGGGAGAAGGCAAAATGACAAATCCAAAGCCATGCCCTCGATGTGGCTACCCCATAAGTGTCTTTTCATGATACACAAGATGTGATGCGTGCCGTAGGGAATGGAGGCTTAATAATGTTGACACTATAAATGACGTAATAATCACTTGGAATGCGACATCAGAACTGCTCAATGAGAAAGACGACCTTGAACGACGCCTCGAAGATGTTGCGGCCAAGATCAGGCTTGAAATTTCCAAGATCAACGCCAATAGGAATCTGAACACATGATCCTCTCAAAACAAGGCTTCCTTGACTGCATATCCGCCAATCCAGAAGAGGATGCGCCGTCGCTTGTCTACGCAGACTACCTTGAAGAAAAAGGCGACACTCAGGAATCTGAGGCGTTCAGACTCCTCGTGAGCGACCCGGAGATGTTTGGCATCAAGAACAGAACCAAGATCGATAAGCTGACAGACGTGGAGACGGCCAGATTCAAAACTTGGGTTGACTACTGGAAGGCAGTTGGATTATCGACGAAGCCGATTGACAGGGCGAAAGCCAAAAAAGCCGTGTGCTTGGCATACCAAAAAGCTGGCATGAATCCCACGTCCTTGTTCATTTTCCTTGATTCTCCTCTTGGCGGCGCGATTGCGGCGAGATTGTTCAGCCAGCCACTACTGATTTCTACAGTTTTGGAGAATGTCGCCACTAAGGTTCGTAATCAGGTTTTTGGCAAGGTTGAGCAGCAGGTTGTGGGTCAGGTTGGGCAGCAGGTTAGGTATGATGTTATGAATCAGGTTTGGTTTAAGGTTGGTGAGCAGGTTTGTGATCAAGTTTGGGCCAAGGTTAATGCTCAGTCTGGCGATCAGGTTCGTGCCCATGTCCGTAATCAGGTCGGCGATCAGGCTTGGAATCAAGTTGTTGGACAGGTGCGTGATCAGGCTCGTGGCCGGGTTGGTTATGGGGCTGGGTCTCAGGCTTGGGATCAAATTTCCGATCAGGTTAGCGATCAGGTCTGGAAGGATGTCGGCGGGCAGGTTTGGAATCAGATTCGTGAGCAGGTGCTAGATCATGTTGGGCGTCAGGTTGATGATCAGATTTTTAATCAGATTAGCCAGCAGGTTTGGCCACAAGTTTCTCGTCAGGTTTCAAATCAGATTGCAACTAAGGTTGCTAAACAGGTTGGGCGTCAGGTGCTAGATCATATTGGGCTTCAGGTTGAGAAGCAGGCTGGTGATTGGGCTTGGGATAAGGTTGTTGATCAGCCTTGCGATCAGGTCTGGATTAGTGCTCGTGATCAGGTTAGCGATCAAGTATGGAGGCAGGTTGGCTACAAGGTTCTGGATAAGGTCGGCGAGCAGGCTGGCGAGCAGCTTCGGGATGAGGTTAGGTATGGTGTTTTGAGTCAGGTTGAGAATGAGGTTTGGAATCAGGCTTGGAGTCAAGTTCTGAGCCGTGTTCGGTTTAATGTTGATGATCAGGCCGATGATCAGAACTGGACCGGCATTGGCAAATGCGGATATGGTAGCCACGACGCCTCCTGGCTGTCGTTCTACAGCTACTTGTGGAAGCATGGGCTGGAGTGCTGCAACAAGCTGGAAGGGCTTTTCGAGGTCGCAAGAACGTGCGGCTGGTGGTGGCCATTCGAGAACGCCGTCATCATAACCGACCGGCCAACGAAAATCTGCTTCAATGATCGTGGCTATCTGCACGGCTCACCGGCCATCTTGTACAAAGACGGCTTCTGCGTGAACGCAAACAACTGAAAAAATCTCCTAGTACCAGTGAGGCAGGCAATGAAAATCGACATCTGCAAGGCGTACCAAATGGTCATGGACGCCGTTCTTCTGTTGAAGAACTCAGGCATCAAAACTGAAATCACAGACTCAAGAGGCCGTGCGAATCCGCCACAACAGTACGTCGGTGACGGCTTCCTCAGCGTCGATAAGTGGGTCCATGTATCGTTCACGTTTAACAACGAAGCAGAACGTCGGTCTGTGGCAGACTCCAAGCGAATGCTTGGCAAGTGGGGCATCACGTTCGACAGTGGCGGCGCAGGGAACCAGAGAGACTGGGAAATAGACTGGTCGCTTCGTATCCAAGAAGACCCAGACAAACAACCACTCCAAGAAACTGTCGAAGAAGTCCTACTAGAACTAGGCGATCAAAAAGAATCGCCAGACGCAATAATCCCTGTTTTCCCGACGCCAGCCAAAGTGTTTTTCGACGGCCTCCAGTTGTGCATGAAAAACGACCATGACTTGGCCAGATCGTGGCACGACAACATAGCCATGTGCGCACAAGACGAAGGAATGCCGCACGAGGCCGCGAATCGCGCGGCCGCAAGATTCATGAAACTCTGCTTCGGCGTTGACACCGGCAAGAAGTCCTAGTCCTCGGCAATGAAAGGCAAGCCAATGACAGAAATCCTAAACGCCAGAATCAAGTCAACCAAACTCGGAATCCAAGAAGGACTTTTCACCGCATGGCTATCCTTTGAAGGCCGATCATGGGGATGCGTATTCGGCGGCATCTCATTCGACCGCTATTGCCCATACAAAGATGAAAGAGAGCCGGTTGCTATCGGCGCTAAGTGGATTGCGGCAGTCTTGAAAACACTTGGCGTCAATCTATGGGAAGACCTCGACGGCAAATACTGCCGGGTCGAGATTGACAGCGAAGGCAATATAAAAAGAATCGGCCACATCATCGAAGACCAGTGGTTCGATCAGACTTCCCTCTTAATTAACCAATTGCAAAAAACACCATGAGGCTAAAAGAAGTCCTGCCTCTAGTCAACAACGTCGGCATCAACCGCTGAGGATTTAACCAATGGCCAAGCAAAAAGACTCCTTCGCCTCTCGGCTAAAACTGCTCATCAAAACTCGCGGCATCTCGCAACGAGAACTAGCCCGCAAGTCGGGCCTCGGCCACGCGGACATCAACCAGTACGTCAATGGCCGCAAACTCCCATCAATCCCGTCGCTACTCAAAATCGCACAAGCACTAGAAGTCCTACCAGGAACCATGATCGACAGACTGGGGGTGGGGTGGGCCTAGTAGTCCCCTACCACGAAACACCCCACTTTCCGTAGTGTACACCAGTCCAGTATACCCCACCCCGCCACCCAGCCGGTGTACATATGTACACAAAAAAGGCATCTCAAATCGGCCCGAAAATGTACATCCGTACAGTATGTTCAATAACGATACATACGTTGTGCAATAACGATACACTGTCGGCAAGCGCGCACGGTCGCTATTCTAATTCCCATTAGTCAAACAAGAATGATAGAATCGTAAGTCTATATGCCATATAGACTTACGGCATTTTGCCGGAATTATTAGACGTTTTGGCATGGGTATTGCATTGTCTTTCCGTCAGAACGCATGGCACAATGCCCAGCGTTCACCGTCGCTGCCGGTTCACGGAGCGCGCAGTCCGGTCGAACGTTCGACCTAGTTTCGCACAATGTACGTAACATATGTACACTGCGATTCGATTGTGATACTGCGCGCTTCAAGTTGCAGCATGGGGTTTATCATGGCCAAGCTACTGGTTACCGAATTGTTCCCTACTGGAGCATCGACCGACACATTCAGCGTACACACGGACAAAGGGTTGTGCCCTGTGACAATGCCAGCGTCTCATGCCGAAAGCGCAGAACAGCTGGCAGCTGAATATGACGGGCGCGATGGGAAGGCGTCTATCATCGTCAACGCTCCGGGTCTCATGTTTGTGAAGGGCGATAAATGCTTTCGAGATGCCAAGCAACAGAAAACAGCCGGGAAACATGTCGGTTCGATGATAGCAAAGTATTTGCGCGATGTGTCTAAAGAGCGTCAATCGGCTGCCCAGAAAATGGTTGAAGGCATCGATGCCGTCAACGAACAGTAGGGAAAACATCGTCCAAACGCTGGGCATTTTGCCCAGCGTTTTTTTTGGAGTGTACACAATGTCACGATACATTCGTACATGGCGGCGCTTTCACGATACTGTACGTGGACTAGTCAAGAGGAAATACGAGAGCGCTTTTGAGACTATACGCGCTACTGTACGTTTGTCTATACTGCCTCACGATCTGAGCAGTGTACGCGGGTTCACTGACATAATCAAGGCGTTCGGCATGTACTGTACAGAATTCCCTGTACAGGTTGAGAAAGACGAAAAAGGGCGAATAGCTTTTGCGTATTTCATTGTCGAAACCGTTCAACAGGGAATCGACGAGATGCGCAAAAAACCATACCTTGACGTTGACGAGCGCGAGCTGCGCGTTTCGATAATCGGCCAGGGCGCTTGTAATGCCGATGATGCCGCACGAGCGCAAAAGATGATACGCAGGGAAAACCAGCTACGATACACGTAATGCAAACGCTGGGCGTTTTGCCCAGCGTTTTTTTTGCGCGCATTTTCTCGATTTCTCCCATCACCGTATAGGAGTAGTACGATGTTTCGCGTTTGGGCAGTAGTTGATACTGCCTCTTTTGCCGTTGCGCTTTTCCCGTTTTCGATGCAGGACGAGGCCAACGGTCTGGCGTCTTTTATCGGCAAGGGGCACTACGTCGTGCCTCACAATGTTGAGGCACGACTAGATGAGCCGGTCGAATGCGAGAAGCTGGACTTGCGGCCATACATCCTTAGACGTAGTGATTTCACTAGGTCTAAGAGTGCATTCGGCAGGGTTGACATCAACCGGAAGAAACTGCGTCAGGCATGGAAGCAAGGGATCAACGCCGCCACTGAGCTGGCTGTTGAGATGAATACTCACAAGCGAGCAGAAGTACATCCGGCGTCGATTCGCCGCTCGTGCTTCGATGAGCCAACGATCACGGGCCTCCACTACCAGCATTATGCCTACAACCTTCACCCGTTCCCTATCGTCATCCGTGAGCAATACGCTTTCTGCGGCGATTGCATCTAGCCGCCATATTGGGAGTAGTAACATGATCACCGCTTGCATTGCTTTGTTTCCCGAATTTTCTCCACTTTGCGCCATCAGGGCCGCGAGGGATTGCGGTCTCATAACAAAGGACGAATACAGCGAGTTCATGACATCCTACGCAGATGGAGATTTTGCCGAAGTGTGCGCACGTTGCGGCACATACTTCTCGATGCTCAACCAGCCGCAACTGTGCAACAGGTGCAGAAGGGTTTGATCTAGGAGCAGTACGATGAAATTGGAATTCATTACCGTTGTGCGACCGCATAAGCGGTCTTACAAGTGGGAAGTTTTTTGCAGCGATGGCCGCAGTTTGTTCGGCTACGGCACTGAAAAGACTTGCCACATCCGATGCGAGCAAGCAATTGCCTTGCTTTTGTCCAAGGAGTAGTACGATGCCATTCCAGTTAGAAGTTTCGGCCATTCGCATCGAGCGCCTTCGCCGGGCGCAAGTAGGAGTACGGGCATTGCCGCGCCCGTGCAATCGGCCTCTGCTGAGGCCGAACCCTAAGCCGAAAGCGGCTATCATTTCTACTTTGTTCAAGAAAGTAGGATAGCAATGAAGATCAAAGACCTTGCATGGGAATTACATCCAGTCGCCATTGGTGGATACGTGTCTGTAGTAAACTTCCAGAACGGGTACGGAGCAAGCGTTTTGAAAGGCGGGCGGGGGTTGTATACCAAAAACCGCACATACGAAATAGGTGTGCTCCACAACGGCGAACTGGATTACGACAATCCAGTTACTCCCGTCGATGTTCTCGGATTCTTGACCGAAAAAGAGGCCGACAAAGTGTTGGCGGCAATTGAAGCATTGCCGCCGAAAGAGGGGATGAGCAGGTTCATTAAAAGAATCTGCGAAAACCCGAAAGACGACTTCGCCTTCTTGGTTTATGCGGAATGGCTTGAGGACAACGGGAAAGAGGCGGAAGCCTTAGAAATAAGGCGAAACATCGGACGAGAAACGGAGTTCTGCGAAGACAGATTCTCGCCAAGCAGAAATATTAGCGAAATACTTGGCAAGACAATTGTTTCGATTGACGGTAAGAGGGGCGACAAGGAAATCGAGATAAGGCTGCTCACCGGCGAAATATACATGCTCCAGCACTTTCAAGATTGCTGCGAGCACGTCTACGTCGAAGACATAGCCGGGAATTTTGAAGATTTGATTGGCCGGGTGGTAACAATGGCGGAAGAAAGTTCAAACCGCGAATTGCCCACAGATATGTACGGCTACAGCGACTCGCAAACCTGGACATTCTATCGTCTTGCATCCGTGAGGGGATATGTGACGATCAGATTCCTTGGAACATCCAACGGTTATTATTCGGAGCGGGTATCATTCACAAGGACTCGATAACGAGGTCTTTGCCGATCATGGGTCGAGCGTCGTTTTTACCCCTTTGTTTTTTGCCCGATGGCGGGCAGGAGGTTATCATGAAGTAACTTTTCCATGCCATCTATACTCGCCGCTAGGAGTAGCGTCCCTAGCGGCCAATGGGCTTCCCGCATGGCGCGGACTTGCCGCTTGCAACGGCGATGATTGGGTTCGATTCCCTGGGGGTCCACTAGCGATTGGGCCGGGATGCGAAAGCAAGTGAACGACTATCGGCCATTGGCCGTAAACAATCGCGGCAGCAGCAACCGGGTATTGCCTTTGCCGATGATCGGCGCGTACGAGCCGTGAAGCGGCAACTGCCGGTGCTGCTGTCTTTTCAAACACAATTCGAGGAGCGTCAATGCTGAGACAAACTAAACAGTACGCCGTCGTGATCGCTGGAAAGGATGATTACTTCGGGGAAATTGACACAAGCAGTCGGATGGTCAATCACGACATTGCCCGCTTGTGTGAGGAAGCGGTACGGAAGCATGGATTCACTTCACCACGAAAGACTCCGACTCCGGTAGCTTGCGAAGTATTCGCCTTGGAAATCAAGGCTGGCAAGTTGGAACGTAGGAGAGTAGGGCTCAAGAGCATCATGCCGCCGTTGGAACAAATGACGAGCGATGAATATCATCAGGAACTCTCCGAAATTCTCGAATCGTTGCCAGTAGAGTTTCGGAGCTACGTCAGTGGCGCAGCGTGGGATAGCGGTCATAGCGCCGGGCATGAGGAAGTCATCGGAATCGCACGGGGTATGGCCTTAAACCTGCGGCCATGCATCGAGCAATACACCAAACGACTCAAGTATCAAACACAAAAGGAGATAAAGTGGAAATCGAAAAATTCATCGAGCGTCTTATGAGTTGTGACAAGATCGATTACGAAACTCAGTCAACGAAAGACGGCTGCACCGTGCGCAGAATGTTCTACTCAAGCGACAGATACATTGTTGATTATGCCGAAGATTTCAAAAGCGAAGGGTGGCTACAATTCGACACCGATCAGGATGCCTCTTATTTCGGATTCTGGGTCAATCCGAAAAAGTTCATGACTCTCTCGTACTGTGAGGGCGATTGGACTCTTGTTGAGTGCCACAGCCGGGAAAATTATGTGGAAGCAATCAAGAGAGCAATCGACTTCTACGGCGAGGGATTCGTTGCCAAATCAATTGACATGGACGGGACTGTGACGGTCTACAGACAAAATCGATCAGAATTCCTGGAGGTCTGATATGGCCAAGAACGCACGGTTTTGGGTATGGCATGGCGAGGGCTACGTCAAGTTGACGCTGAAGCCGGGCCAGTCGCTTTCGGTTTCCAGAGGAGGCCCAACCGATGAGGGATATTACTACAGAAGCACCACTTGGACCCATGAGGGCGAAACGGTAGAGAGAGCAGATTACTCCGAAGCGAGTGATTGCGATGGACGACTCGATTCACATTGTACTTGCGTTTGTCCAATTGAGAAACTGCGCGAGCCGTCAGACATTTCTGTTCCGTTACCTGAATGGGAACGGGTAAATGCCGGTCAGCGCGATTACGCTGCGGAAGCAGCAGGATACTAACATGAAACGGATTCGTGGAATGTGCTGGTGTTGTTCGACACCGGCCAAGGTGAGACTGCGCAAATTCTGGACGAGCGGCCTACTTCGATACCTGTGCAGGGTATGCGAGAGGTCGCTTCCTCTTTGCAAGGAGCGTAAATGACTGCCGTTGAAATTGCAAAACACTACGCCAAGAACAATCCTGGCATCCGATTCGCTGCCTCCAAATGTGGGTCGGCAGTCGGCATCTACGTCCCAGAAAAAGGGCGATTCGTCGAGTTCGTAATGAAGACCATATCGCCCACTGTGCCTTGGGTCAACTTGATGGACGAAAGCGGGTCCATCAGGACTACGACTTGCAACGGGAAGCCGCTTTACAATCCAGAAGACTGGGAGGAATGCAATGGTTGAGCCCAAATTCAGATACGCGCCAGTCCGCCGCACTTCTGACTCAGGCAAAGAATGGATTGATTTAGGAGACATGGCGATTAACCCACATGAGGCCATGAATAAAGCGGAGGCTACCAACAAAATGCTCGCCCCTAATTGGGATGCCGTCCATCCAGTAGTTCGCATTGCCAGAGTGAAGATTGAGGAGGTTGCCGATGGATGACTTCGACGCCAAAGAATCTGCAGACCATTGCCTGAATCCTGTCGCCAGATTCTCCGATCTTTCACCAGGAGAACGATTTAGATTCCCTGGCCAGAAGGTAATCCTTCTCCGAACCAAAACCGGCTACAAGTATTTGGACAACCGTGCCAAACGCACATTCAGAACTGGGGCGAAGACTGCTGTTATTCCTGTCCAATTCGAGGGCCAAACATGATTGAGCACAGCATTTGGGAACCGGAGTACAGGGACGGAGTTAAAACCGGCTACTCCAAATTAGTCCGCATGAAGCGGCTCAAAGAAGTCTTTGACGAACTGTACGCCGAACTTGACGTTCTTATTTGCGACAAGTGCGGCCATGAGCGGAAGCGGAGGAATTCTTCGGCTGGGACTGACTATGGTGGCGACAAGTGCAAGAAGTGTGGCGAAGGCGAGTACGACGGGCTTATTGACGAATACTTCAGCGGGCCAGATTCGGACATAAAGACAGTGCCGAAGAACTTCCGATGGATTGCCTGCTATGCCGTCACTGGAGGTAATGAAGGACATTATGTCCATATCGGGTATCTGTCCGAAGTGGACAAGATCAAGATTCCAGACCCGGCAGACCAGACTGGATGGGGCGCGGCAAAGGATGTCTATCCTTGCCGTGACCACAACTTGCTTCATTACGTCCGCCTTGCACTAGGCAAGACATTCCGTGGCATGGGACACGCGCAGGAAATTGCCAACCGTTGTGCGCGGCTTCTAGGAGCGTGATATGACACTATCTGAACTTACAAACGATCCGAAAGCGATGTCGAAGTTCATGGGCTGGGAATGGGAAGGATCAACAATCACATATTCGCATACACGCACAGTTTACGAGTTGAGCGCTGAAGAGATTTTTGCCCAGCGGTGGAGCACGTACATCGAGTCGATCAAAAAACCGGCCAAGGCGCAAACGCATTTGCAAATGCGCCACGAGTGCCTAGTGAAAGGGTTGGGGCTGAAAGGCAAGCCATCTGTTGCCTCTGTTGCAGAGCGGATCAAGAAGGCGATTGAAACTCGGCCAGACCTGTACTCAGAATTCGAGGCTAAGAAATGACACTGCAAAGATATAGCGACGTTCGATGCCACGAATGCGGCCAAGGCTTGACCTTCATAGAGGTTGCATTCGGGCGATCCGACGATCAGGTTTGCGGCCATTGCTTGATGAATCGCATTCAACAATCGTGCGACCACAACGAAATGGTCGCAAACAACAGCCAAACTCATGCGTGGCGCTGTGCCAAGTGTGGGTACGTCTACGGAGGCCAATAATGAGATTCCAACTGTATGGCGCAGCAATCATGTCGATGGACTTTGCCGACATTATGAAGTTGGCAAGAGAAACGATGGACATGCACGCCAGAGTTGAAGATTGCAATGGCGTGTATGTCGAAGTAGCGAGGTGGAAGCACCTACGAGAAGACTACGACGGCAAGCAAGGAGTATGGATGCGGTTTGCCTACCTTCATGTCGAAGGCGGCGAGCATCTTTCACGCGAAATTCAAGAGTTATCGACGCCGGACATGGTTTCTGCGTATGAAACCGCCGAGCATATTGCCGGTATGATCAACGCGGCGTCTAAGAACAGGTATACCAGGATCATTCACGGTATGCCAAACTGGAAGGATTGATCATGCTGACACTGAAGTATTACGGAATGGAAGGGACCGGGCGCAACGTGACCGAGGCCAAGAAGAATGCTGGCCACAAGATCGAGAAGGCGTTGTCCGGCGACTACACCCCTTTAATCCTCGTTTGGCGCGACCATGCTTACCTAGTCTACCGCGATCCAGAATCTGGCTGGCGGTCGAGACTCATCGCCGATGATGAAAGCGGTATCTGCGCCGGACCCGTTTGGGGAACAATTTCGCCTGACGGAGACGACAAAAACAAGATTGTTGCGGATTGCAAGTTGCATCTGGCTCAACTCGGCTGGGAGGAAAATGATGGGAAAGAGCCGCCGACGATACTGCCAAATAGCCACCACGGGGATTTCATCGAATGGGCCGAGTTCCAGTTGCGATACAAAGAAGCACGCAGACGCGGCATGAGCGACAACGATGCCCACAGCTACGCACTCAGGAATCCACAACGGCCTGAATTGTGGAAAGAGGAGGAAAAAGTATGATTTCTGACACTCTATCCGATGCGTGCCACGGCATCATCGGCTACGTTCGCCATAGCGCAACTAAACTTTGCTATGAAGGCATCGAACGAGAGGTTCGCGGCCTTGTGACAATCATGGACCACGCCAGAGCGTGCCTGGATTCACCAATGCCGCCAAGAAGATCGTTTCTTTCGGCGGACCTTCTACGGAAAGTTGCCGAAGCATTGGACAATCCAGAACTGCCGATGCCGACCGTTGACTATTGGGAATAGGCGCGACGTGCGCCTATTATTCTTCTCTTAATGGAGCAAGCAATGACAAAAGTATCTCTGTTCAAAGGCAATCCAACCATCACGCTGAACCCAGACGACAAGTGGCCGTTCAGTTTCGGCTTGCAGAAGGCCAGACTGGTTCTGGCCAACATCGAAGCAATCAAGAAGTTCGTGGCCGATTTTGAAAGCAAGAAACAATTTCCAGGAGAGCAAAATGATTCAGTGGAACAAAACAACGGAAGCTGAGTACAGCCGCTCGCTTGGAGTGTTGCCGCCAGCTTCATACGGCGCAAATGGATCATTCCAAGTTGGCGAACCGTTCAGCCATCGCAACGGAGAGCCAACATTTGCCAGCTTCAAAGTGATGTTCGGCGAATACTACCAGTCGGATGAGCCGCTTACCTTCGATGAGTTCCGCGAAGAAGTCGGCGATGCCGAGTATTACTACGAGGGCTGACGTGACATTCGCTCACCAAAAAGGCGACAAATACTTGATCACCGGCTACTACTACAACACCGGGATCAAGTTTCGGCTAGTGCGGTTCAACCCATATGCCGCACTCTCAATCAACCTGTGGCGAGGCAAGGTGTGGCATGTTCGCGGCAAGAAGCGAACCCTTGTCAAAGAGGTTTATAACTAAGGAGCATCAATGATCGCTGTCGAGATTCCAAAACTTCAAAGTTTCGCAACTCTTGCCGAAACAATGGCAAGAGCCGAAGAGTTGATTGTCGAACTGTCAAAGAAAGGAGAAGAAGTCGTGGCTTCGGCAATTTACGAAGACTTTTTGACAAAGCCGAAGTCAAGAATGATCAAAGTGCTTGGCGTGTCTTCCCAGGCATCGAGGGAAGCTAACTCGGTCGCTCCAGGCGGGAAATGGTGTCTTCACCATGAAATGGTCGGCGGTGGCAGACATCGATTCATGGCGTGGTACTCCAGATACCTTATCTACGCTTGGGCAATGTTCCAATGCGAAGACGGTTTTGTGGCGATAGGGGTAGATTTTGAATCGATCAACGCTTACTACCGAACATGCCAAGGCTTCAACTACCTTGGACAAGGCGACATAGAAGGACTGTTTTCGGAGGAGTCTGACCTTCAACTGTATGAGGAAATTTACGACGCATCGATGAAGATCAGGCCGCCAAGTCTGCCATTTGACGAAGCGTACCAACCGGCATTCTGCTTTGTGGCATATCAGAGGCCGGACCTGTTCCACGAGGCAATCATGAAGTGCCGTGGAACGAAGGAAGGATACTTGGCTGATTGGCGAGTCAAGCATCTGTCCAAGGTTTCGGAAATGATCGGGCGTCCGGTCCCAGGTTTCGTAACAATCAGAACACAAGGAGCATGACAATGTCGTTGATGATCGAAAAATTCAAGGCAGCACGGAAAGCCTCTGTGCCGCTTATCGCAATCACCACGCCGGACTATCCGGCAACAGTCAAGGCAGTGTCAGAGGCGATGAAAGAATATCCACTGATTCAGCATGACCTGATTCGTGGGTACACAGCAGTCAATGAGGCTGGCCAAATGGCAATGGATGACCTTGGGCTGGACAAGCCAATTGATGAAAATGAACCAGAAATCACAAACACAATCTCCAAAACTGGGAACCCGGCTGAGGCATTGTCGTTTGCGTTGCAATTGCCGGGAGACTCTATTTTGTTCTTCCACAATGCACAGAGATACATCGGCAACGAAGCCGTGTGCCAAGCCATAATGAACCTGAGAAACCCATTCACAAATCCTCGCAGAACTCTGGTCATGCTGGCGACATCCATTGAACTGCCGCCAGAACTAATGCAAGATGTTCTGGTGCTTGATGAGCCGCTGCCGGACTCAAAACAACTGGCAGAGGTTACAAAAACCTGCTACACATCATTCAACAAGGAGCTTGCGAGCAAAGGGATGCCGACCCTCAAAATACCAGAGGGCCGAGACATGGAAGCAATCACAGACGCTCTGACAAGTCTGGCGGCGTTCCCGTGCGAGCAAGTCGTGTCAATGAGTCTGTCAAAAGATGGCATCGACACAAAATCCCTATGGGAGAGAAAATACAAGACAATCGAGCAGACTGATGGCTTGTTTGTCTACAGGGGGAATGAGACATTCGACGACATCGGCGGCGCTGAACAGATCAAGAAGCGTCTCACTCGGATTATGACCGGCAAGAAGCGATGGAGGTGCGTTGCTTGGGTTGACGAAATCGAGAAGTCGATTGCTGGTGCGACTGGTCCTGTAGGAGATAGCTCAGGAACTTCACAGTACGCACTTGGCAAAACTCTGACCGAGATGCAGGAGAATATGTGGGATGGGTTTTTCGGAGTTGGCCCAGGCGGAAGCGGCAAGAGCCTAATTGCCAAGGCTATCGGCAACACATTCGGCATCCCAACTTTCATTATTGACTACGGCGCTATGCAGGCATCGCTTGTTGGCCAAAGCCAGCAGCGAGTTTCTGCCGTAATGAAAATACTCAAGGCTGTCGGCGGGGACGGTGTGTTTTGGGTTGCGACGTGCAACAAGATCAAGGCCATTCCGCCAGAACTGAAGCGGCGATTCACGAAGGGCATCTACTACTTTGACCTTGCATCCGAAGAAGAGAAGAAAATGTTGTGGTCGATGTACTTGAAGAAGTACAACCTCGAAGAACAGAAGATGCCATGCGACGACGGGTGGACCGGGGCCAATATCGCCGCCTGTTGCCGCAACTCGTGTGAAGAAGGTGTCAGTATCTTGGAAGCCGCCGAGTCCATCGTGCCAATCACCAAGAGCGACCCTGAAGGACTCACAGAGCTTCGGACGATGGCAAATGGCAGATTCCTGAGCACAACGCATCCTGGAGCGTATGTGATTCCGAAAGTGGAGAAGAGGTCTTCCAGAAAAATGGAGGTTTAACAATGCCTTGCGATACGATTCAACTGAACAAGGTTTCCATCAAGGCCGCAAATCGCGGTCTACTTGGGAAAGCGATTGAGGCGCTTGGCTACAATGCCAAGATGCTGAACGACGGCACTATTGTCTTCACTCACAAGGGGAGGCAAGTCAAAGTCACCGATTCGGGAGTCATTGTACCTGTTGGCGAAGAGGCATTGGCCGACAAAATCAAGACTGCGTATTCGGCAGAAGTGCTGAAGGTTGCAACTCAGAAATTCAGTTGGGGAATGCTGAAAGGCAAGAAAGCCAACACCTATACACTTGTAAGGAGATTCTAATGTTTGGCAAAGCTGACAAAATTGAAGTCGAAATTCTTGCCGATGGTACAATCAAGATCACAACCGATCCAATCTCGCCAGCAAACCACCGAAGCGCTGACGAGTTGCTTGAATTTATTTCAAATCTGACTGGTGGAGAAATGACGAGAACGAGACGGCCAGACAAGAAGGGGCATCTGCACAAGCACGGCAATCATTGGCATTCGCACTGATATGGTGTCAGTGCGGTTTCTTGTTTCTTTCCGGGGAGTATCGAAATGCAGTACCAGACTCTGTTGAACGTATTCATTGTTTTCTTGGAATCGGCAAAGTCTGAAGACAAGCCGACCGTCGAGGGGGTGAAAAAGTCTTTGAGAGAAAACGGATTCAAAGACGAACACGCAGAACCAATTCCACGCGGCACAGCGTTTGGCCGGGTCGTCCAGTCAATGGCTGGCAAGGACGATGATGGCAATGTCATCAAGGCGTCCAGTTTGAAGGCCAAGGAAGAAGGCATTGTCCGATGGCAATTGAATCTTCTATCGGCAGAAGAGAACGAGAAGATTCGCGCGACGTGGACTGCTGGCTGGTTCATGCGAGACGATGAGACCATTCAGGCAATCGATGGATCGCCAGACATCAACGCCGCTGTCTCACGCGCAGAGATGGAGTATGAGCCCGGCGACATCACCAGCATATTTCGTTCAGTTCTCAAGGACGAAGGCGATGGGTCGTATCCGATGCGTGACGCAGTTTGGTGTGTCCCAACTCGCGGGAGCAATCTTCTTGAGAGGCTTGGCAAGGTGGTCGGCAATGCCGGTAGGACTCTTATGGTTTGCCCGATCTTCGACACCGGCGATGGCAAAGAAAAGTTCGCTGTCCTCAAGGCAATCTCAACCGGCATCGACCAAGAGATTGAGGCCCACAAGAATGCTATTGAGTCCTACGTTGCTTCGACAAAGCCGGGCATCATCGAGAACCGCAAAGACGCAATCAAAAACACCAGGAATCTTATCGGCAACCTGACAGAGCACATCGGCGAATCGAAAGTCAAAGAGTTCAACACTGTTCTTGATGGCCTCGATAGCATGTGCAACACGGCAATCAGCGTGGCGGAATCGGCACGTAAGGCCGGTCTTGCTGGAGCAGGCCGAGGACGGCAAATCAAGATCGACTGAAATGTGGCGTTGCAACAAATTGTGCCGATCACAACAGGAGAACAGAAATGAAAACAATCAAGTCACAATCACGGAGTATAAGCGATGATTGAAGTCACACTCAATTCGTGCTGGACCATCGTGTTCTTGAACAAGAGCCACAATAAACCCACGCCAACGGTGTGGGTCTGTACGAACCATGATGCTTGGACCCGTGGCATTCAGATGCTGGAGAAGATGAAGCACATTGAAATCATTCAGCAAGGGGCATCACACGTCAAATCGTGAGCAGGGGAGAACTGACATGAGCGAACACACTGCCAGTTTTGACGCGCTAATCGGCCACTGGAACGGCGCATGTTACGAGACAAGCGAACGCACCAGAGACGAACTAGAAGCCGAAGTAATCAAGAATCAGAAAGGGTAGGTCATGAAGATAGTTATTAAGCCAGAACTATTGGCGCAAAGCAAACTCCGTAAATGCACGCTTTCGGAGTGGATGCAAAGCCAACTTGGGGAAATCGCCGCCCTGAATGGCGACGCGCTGCTTTATTACTACGAGGATGCTTTGTGGGACATAATCGGCTGGTCCCGTGACCTGTCAGCCGTCATTGTTGAACTCGGCTTGGGGGAAACCAAGACATTCCCAATACAACCCGGCGAGACATTATACTACAGGTGAATGAGAGCCCCATGAAACGGACGTGGATTGTTATTGTTGAGCAAGGGTTTGGTCACGAGTTGCACAACAGTATCAGCGACTCGGAATGGTATGGCCCATTTACCGAGACTCAGGCAAAAAATCTTTCCAAAAAGCTGAACAAAATCTTGGCCGATCCAAATGACCGAGAACACCCAGTTGCTCAAGCAATGCCGCTCAAGGGCAGGCTAATCAGGAGCATCATAAAGGAATACTACAAGGAGATATAAATCGATTACTGAGATACAATCGCTTCTGGTTCTGGAACAAATTTTGGAGCAACCATGCCATATGCAACCGAAGCTCGTGAATGCCGGACTCCAAGCAACGGCGCTGTTTGCAGAAAATGCAAACAGGTTTTCCATCAAATGATGTTCATTCATTTCAGGAGGTCAACAGACGATGCACAATGGGTCTGCACCGGATGGGAATGCTTTGACTGCGAGAGGAAGACTGACAATCAGGGAACTGCTGGCATCCGAAACGCTCGTGGAGGCGTCGAGAAAAGCCGCAAGAATGGCAGCAGATGCAGCCAACTGGTGGGAAGTGTCCGATATGCTCGGTCACATGGACGCCATCGAACTGATTCCGAACAGGACACAATTCGACGACGCGCCGAGCCTAGTTTCAAAGAAACGGATTGCAGACTTGCTGATAATCAGATGGAAGGGGCGACAGGATCGGCGAGCTATGGATGCTGCCAGAGAATCGGCACGCGAAGGATACATGGCACACATGAGAAAATGCGGAATGTCTGCCAGCAAAGCGCAGTTGCGGCAAATTGACTTGTACCTGCAAAGTAAGTTTGAGATTCCGGCAATCTAGTGGCAGTGATTCGATTTTTCACAGTGGAGAACTGACATGAACGAGAGCTTAGATGCAAAAGTCAAGGCGATAAACGACGCCCACCAATATGCGATGGAACTGTACGACAAACTGTTTCCGATCTTTTCCAGGCAGCTAGGCAACAAGATTATCAAAGCCGATGGATCGCTATTGGCAAAGGTTGAGAAGCTACTGCCAGAACTTCCGTTTTCAAAAACTCTCGAAGTCTACTACGTCAAAAGATACCATTTGGTTCAATGGGGAATCAAGACATCCGAGGCGGTCAAAGGTAACTACTGGGAAACAGTCGATTACTCAACCAATTGTACTGTCGGAGAACTAAAGGGGAACGTCTTGACGAAGATTCGCATCCGTCCCCAACTCCGCTCAGACTACACAACTGCGGAAGTTCTGGCGAACCGCAAGGCATACGAAGAATCTGTGGAAGCCACAGAAAAGGCGAAGGATAAGCTGTGGCCATTCGGCGAGTATGACCACTAAGCGACGGCTGACCAGCACGTTGCCGAGCGTCCTGTCTGGAACTGATTACAGGAGACAATCTGTGAAGATTCGCAACGAACTGGTAGAAGTCTACATTCGCCGCGCTCGAATCCAATTCGAGGATTGCGACCACGAACACAGTACCGGGAAAGAAGTGCGAGAGCACGCAAACGCATGGGCGGCGGAATGCACGAAGATTCTGGCAGGCAAAGGATTCGTTTGCGATGTGGAAGCAGATTATAGCAAGGACTGTGACAAGTTTTTCATCTGCGTCTCCGTAGGTGATCTGGAAATCTTCTGCAACTGGCGCGGGTCGCTGAAGCAGCTGACACCGGCACAATCGCGGTTCATCACGACGATCCTGGAATCGATCAACGAGGCTGATGATGCGGGCCGCGAAACTGCGCGGGCGTGCTGCTACTAAGGACTATTCGGAATGCATAGGAGCAACGAAACATGAAAAGGCTATATGTTGGATTGTTCGATGACGGCAAGCGAGAAGTGTTCCGATCAACCGCCACGCCTACGGCTGAATCGCATGGTGAGAAGTATGTTGCCGTGATCGGACCATTCCGCACGGTTCGAGGCGCTAACTTCATGCGCGATCATGGGCAAGGGAATCCGCACTGCCAATGCGTGTCCGATGCCGAACGACTCGCCATTGTTCGATAAACTGATCGTCTTTCGCTCCTGGCATTGTGCCGGGAGCTTGTTCTGGAGCGGATTACTAAGGGGAAATGAAATGAGCACGAAGTCACCAGCAAACAAGCTCCGAAAAATCGCATCGGGGATGCCTGAAAAGGTCGCGCACCTTCTCAGGCCGATGACACAAAACTCAACGCCAAAGCGACAAAGAGAGTACGCCAGCAGGTGCATCGACGGCAACAACATGGAAAGGTGCAGGCTGGCAATGCTGGCGCTCGCGGACGCATGGGACAAGGGGACATTGCCGCCGATATTGACAGATGTGAAGACCAAAGACCAGATTTATACTCTCGTCAGGCACGGCACGAATTCAGCAGGCCATTACAACATCTACTCGACGAACGAATTCGTTGACAAGTCGGAGGCGGGCAAAGCGCTCCAAGAATTGTTCACATCGTTCATGGGAGAGGCGGATAAAAAGCGGCAAGAGGAATCCAAGAAACAACAGGAACTCGACCGCCTTCTCGACCGTGTTCGGTACGCACAAATACCAGGATTCTTCCCAACGCCAGCAGGACTTGCCGACAAGTTGATTAAGGCGGCTAAGATCGAGGCAGGAAACACGATCCTTGAACCGTCTGCTGGAATCGGATCGCTTCTGGATGCGTTGCAGCGATTCCCGCTGGATTACATGGGCGGCTTGACAATCGTGGAAGTCAACCGGACTCTTGCCGACATTCTCCAGGCCAAAGGGTACACGGTAAACTGTGTCGATTTCCTTGAATTCACAGGCCAGACGTTCGACCGGATCATTATGAATCCGCCTTTTGAGAACATGCAGGATGTGGATCATGTTCGGCACGCCTACGAGTTGCTGAATGATGGAGGCGTACTGGTGGCCATAACCTCGATGTCGTGGACATTCAGGAGCGACAACAAGGCGCAGCAATTCAGGGAGTTCCTGTCGTTCGTTGGCGCTGAAGTTGAGAACATTCCGGCAGGGGCATTCAGCGGCGCAGCGGCGTTCAGGTCTACTGGAGTTGTGAGCAACATGGTCACTATTAGGAAAGGTACAACATAATGAACGGAATCTGCATCTGTCATGGTTGTGGCAAAAACATCACTGAAAATTTGAAGAACCACAAGTGCGACGACAAACGGCTTCGCCAGATAGCTGGAAGCCAAAAGGCTCATGAAGAGACAGGGATCGAGAGAACGCCTTCTGAATACGAACGTATCAAGGAAGGGTTCGAGATGATGTCAGATGAGTATGGTTTTGAAAGACGATAGCCGAAAGGCACAGCGCCAGACTGATTTCTGGCATTGGAGAACGATAATGCACTTATTACCAACGAACCTTGGCCCTCTTGCGGACATTACTGCCGACAATACAAGATACGCATTGTCTGGCGTCAAAATCACTCTGAAGGATGATACATATGAGGCGTGCGCAACCGACGCGAAAATCTTGGCCATAATTGAAGGCGGCTGTGAAAACGAAAAGGATTACCCATCGATTCCGGCATTCGACAACGCGCCGAATGGGAAGTCTGAATGCCTTGTACCAGCAGAACTTTGGCGCTCGGCATTTGCCGAGGCCAAGAAAATCACGAAGAAAAGATTCTTGCCACCGATTCTCAAGCATACTGCCATCAAGATCGGCGATAACGAAGTCACGCTCGCTTCAACGAATCTCGAAGAGTCTCCAGTGAAATTCGGGAAGCAACTGGAAGGCAGATTCCCGTCAGTTAATGAGGTATTACCCAAAAAAGAACTGAAGCCGTTGGTGTCGTTCCAGGTCGATGTCGATCTGATGATCAACTTGCTGAAAACAGCAAAAATCGTTGGCGAATCCGTAACAATATCGGTGTTCGACCCAAAAGAATACAAGCTAGTCTCATTGAACTCGAAAGGCGAAAACCAAGTGTTCAAAGGGGTCATCTTCCCGCTCAATGTCACGTTGCCAAAACCAGAAGAAGAGTGTATTACAACAGAATAACACTTCTTCAAGGAGAATGCCGTGGAAGAACTTCTGAAACAGGTAATGACGCTTGTATCTTCTGGTCGGCAAGAATCGCAGACGATATATGTCCACCAGCCTGATATGGAACCGCAAACAGAATCTAACAGGGTCTGGTTTGCGGCTGGAGCAATTGCAGCCGGTGCAATCTGCGTTGGACTGTTCGGCTTGGCCCTGTGCGCCTTTACTGAGAAGGAATAACATGCGTCTTGAACTACTTGAATCTCGTGAAACTCCGTCGTTCGTGATGACTCATGAAGGCGGCGATTCGTATGGCCGAATCACCATCCAAGGAGATGCGGCCAATGATCGAATCATTCTTTCTGACTACGGGAATGGCCGATTCGTGCTCAATGGGGTGCGACACGATTATGGCACTCCACTGGAATTCCACATTTTCGGCGGGCGCGGGAACGACTACATCCGCGTCTCTTCTCGTGCGTCCTGCATGATCCACGGCAATGAGGGGAACGACACTATCTATGCCGGGTCTGGAGACGACATTATTCAAGGCGGAAGTGGCCGAGACTTTCTCTACGGCGGATATGGCAACGACTATATCCAAGGAGGAGACGACAACGATTATCTGAACGGCGGGGCTGGAGATGACTATCTCAGCGGCGGTCGCGGTTCTGATGTGCTCTACGGCGGACACGGGAACGACACATTTGCCATTTGGGTTGGCCAAGAAGGACCGGCAGACAAGTTCTACGCCTCACTTGGCGACTCTTGGCTGTGGTTCCGAAAAGACGGATCATCGACTTCGCCGTTCCACCTGATGACGGCGTTTGAATAATAGGCGCGGCGCGCGCCTATTTTCCTTACTGGGGAATGAGCCATGTTCTTCGTGATAGTCAGTTTTCACAACGACAATTCAGAAACCATCTGGAACAAACTGGCCAAGAAACTTGGCCGCGATCCAACGAGCGACGAATGCAAGGCTGAGGTGTTTCGCATTCTCGATGAGGCTAAGGCAGAAAGGATTGAAAATGAGAACCGACCAGTCTCAAAGGAGCAATAAAATGAAGTCGATTGAAGTGACGAACAGCAAGGCCGTGCAAAGCCTCACTTTGCCGTGGCCGGAAGAAGGCGGGCTTATCGAACTCCAAGGCTTCAATGGCGCTGGAAAGAGCGACACACTTGAAGCAATCGATGCCTTGTTTGGCCGCGATGTGGGCAAACTTGAGCGAACTGACGGCAAGGCGAACGGGAAGATCGAAGGACTTGGCAAGTCAATCAAGATTACTGCCGCTGGTGGTCGGAAATCTGGCGCTCTTGAGGTCGTTTCGCTTGAGGACGGAATCGGACTTGGCGATGTAATCGATCCAAAGGAAAAGTCTTTGGCCGCAGCAGACAGGAAGGCCGCAAAATCCCTGCTGAGAATCATCGGCGCAAAAGTTGACATGGCAAAGTTCTTTGAATTGGTTGGCAGCGAAGAAGAATTCAGAAAACTGGTCAACTCCGAAGTGTTCTTGGAATCCGATCTTGTCTCAGCCGCAGGCATGGTGAAGCGAGACATGGAGCAGGCGGCAAGACGGGCAGAGGCAACGGAGAAGAACTACAGCCAAGATGCTGCTGCTGAACTCAAGGCGGCAAATGGGACCGATTTGACTCTGCCAGACAACTCCAAAGAACTGAACGAGGAACTCGAAAGAGCAACTCGACGCCGAGAAGAGTTGCAGCAGAAATTGAAGGCGGCGATTCGATCAAAAGAAGACCATGAGCGTGCGAAAAACGAGCTACAGGCAGCAAAGTCGGCCTACTCTGGCCCTGAAGTCGAACACGCAAAGATCGAGGCAGAGAAGGCAAAATCCGCATTCCTTGTGGCAAAACAAAAGGTCGAAGATGCCCAGAAAGCACTGGAAGAGGCCAAGCTGTCTCTTGCATACGCAAATTCTGCACAATCGGAGGCAACTCAGGCACACAGGAGCGCCGAAGAATACGAGAAGCTGATCCAGAAGTGGAGTTCGGCGCTCGAAAGTACACTGGTCGTAGAGCCGCCATCGGATGCTGATTTGGCTGGCTCTTTGCTGCTTCTCGAAAAGGCACGAGAGGCCGTTGAAACTGGAGTTAAGGTGAGGATGGCCAAGCAGCATAAAGCCAAGGCCGACGAACTCACACAAAAGGCGTCGGAAGCATCGAAGCAAGGGGCTATGTACAGGGATGCAGCCAAGGGGGTTGAGAAGATACTTTCGGACGCACTCCAAGCATCTGGCGGTCCAATCAAGGTGACTTCCGACGATAAGGACGAGCTTCGCCTTGTGTACACTGGCCACAAGCGCGGAGAGGTCTTCCTTTCTGACCTGTCGCACGGCGAAAGAGCCAAGCTGGTCATCCCGATGGTCATCGAGGCAATCAAAAAGACCGGACAGCCCGGTGGATTCACTTTGCCTCAGACGTACTGGGAAGGACTGACGCCAAACAGCCGAACAGAGATTGTGAAGATGCTGACCGGAAGCGGGGTCTGCTGCTATACGGCCAGAGCAGAAGACTGCGACATCAAGGCCGTTGTTCTTGGGAAGGAGTGATTTAATGGGAACTCGTAATCTGACAATGGTTGTTTCTGGCGGGAAAACAAAAGTTGCCCAATATGGCCAATGGGACGGATACCCAGAAGGCCAGGGTCTAACGGCTCTCTTTTTCCTCAAGAGTACAAACCTTGAAAGGTTCAAGCTAAAACTTGATCAATGCAGGTTCGGAACCACAGATGAACTCAAAAAGATTTACCTCCAGTTTACAGATAACGATTATCTGACTGAGGAGCAGCACAAAAGATTCATGTCTTCAGAATATGGCCATCTTAGTAGAGACCACGGGGCAAAAATCTTGGGGCTAATCTTAGATTCCCCAAGCGGTCTTATACTAAGTGACCAAAGCGATTTCGCTGCTGATTCGCTTTTTTGCGAATGGTGCTATGTCATCGATTTTGACAAAAACACATTTGAAGTGTTCAAAGGCTGCAATCATGAGCCACTTGCAAAAGGAGAAAGGTTCTTCAATCTCAATCCGAGCGAACCAAGCAAGTATTATCCAGTCAAAAAAGTCGCCGAATTCAAACTTGGTTCTCTTCCGAATAAGAAAAAGTTTTTGAAGGTTTGCAGACCAGATTCAGAGTAAAAAAGGAGGCAACATGCAACGATGGCGCAATGTTCCAGGATCGCTGACTATCGAATGCTACCGAGACCAGTTGGGCGTTCCGTTTGCCTTAATGCCTGGGCCAGACAAAAGACTGCCAGACGAAATTGCGGCTTTCATTCCGTCTTGGGATGAATGTGAAGAGTCTGGCGAAAGCACAAATCTGGTTCTGGAGTTTGTATCGGCTGGCTGTGATATGCCGCCCGACTGGTGCGACGACAGGGATGTGATTTACGCGACATGCGGGAAGAAGGTTTTGCCGGATACTCTTCGCAACAAACTGGCAGAGATGTTCTCTGATCAGATTGACGAGTGTGAACTTGACCACGGAGAATGAAAGACACATGAAAACAGAGTTGCAGATAATGTGCTCCGAATGCAAAGGCATTTTGTTTCCAGTCCAGACATCTCGGCTTGAGGACTACCTTGGGCACAGGGTCTACGAATGCGAAAAATGTCACCAACAGTGGAAATTTGTTCGAGAAGACGAGCCGTTCAAAACAGAAACAATACCACATATGCCATTTGGCAGATAGGAGAATGAGAATGTCATCGTGGTTTGAAATCGACAAGAACGGGCTTGCGGCAATCCTTGAGAGGCGCGGCAAAGCATGGGCCATCTTTGAGTTGATCCAGAACGCATGGGACTCTGGCGCTACTGAAGTCAAGATTTGGCTCAACCAATCTGAACGGCATCAACGTGAGGCTTTGCTAGTTGTTCAAGACAACGGCGAAGGTTTTGACAATCTTGACGACTCATTCACCATGTTTGGGAAGTCTCGTAGGGCAAGCGACCCTACAAAACGCGGCAGGTATTCTTTGGGAGAAAAACTCGTTCTTTCTATATGCAAAGAAGCGAGCATCGCAACCAGAACGGGTATGGTTGTGTTCTCGGAAAACAATAAGCGAAAGAAGTCAGAAACTTTCGATGGGACCAAGTTCTCATGTGTCATCAAAATGACTCACGCAGAGTATGAAGAAGTGTGCGAGCGAATGAAAGAACTGATTCCGCCAATCGTGACTTTCTTCAACGAACAGAGGATTGATGGAGGCACATTCGTTGCATCATTTGAGGCATCTTTGCCAACGGTGACTTGGGATGTCGAAGGCAATCCTGGGAAAAGCATTCGCAAGACGGAAATCGGCCTGTTTGAGATGCTGGCAGACGGCCAAGGCATGATCCTCGAAATGGGCATCCCCGTGGTCGAGTGCGAAATACCGTATCGCGTGAATGTGCTACAGAAAGTGCCGCTCAACATGGACAGAGACAATGTGACACCGGCATTTCTCAAAGCTGTCCAAGTTGCCGTCATGAACAACATGGCATCGAAACTCCAAGAAGAAGATATTCGACAGCCTTGGGCACAGGAGGCACTTGGAGATGCCAGGGCAACTCCAGAGGCAGTCAAGGTATCGCTTGTCAAGCGATTCGGCGAACGAGCCGTTGTCGCAACACCCGGCGACCCGATTGCAAACGCAACAGCGTCTCAGGCTGGGTTCACGGTTATTCCTGGAGGCTCGTTGCCGCCAGGAATGTGGGCCAATGTTCGCAAGCACGAGCTGCTTCAGTCATCTGGCAAAGTTTTCCCGACTCCATCACCAGAGAAACTTGCAAAAGCGGCTGAAGAAGCTGGCGCTTGCCCGTCTTGTGGAAGAAGATTTTAATGAGCAAAGCAGACACCGAAGTATTACGGAACGCACAAACATGCCTCGGATGTTTCGTACTGTCCGTAATTGCAATCATCTTTTCGATCAGCGCCGCTGTGGCGTTGGTTTGGTTGGTTGTCAAGTAACTCAGGAGAAAGCATGAATCCGATTCTTGAAAGCACGCTGAAGCAAATTGACCGCCTTGAGTCAAGCGCCACTGCCGAAGGAGCACCGGCGCTGCTGGTATCAAGCGGCGAACACAAAATGGGCGGCAAAGAACGAGCCGCATTCTGCAAAGGAGTTGCTTTCGGCCTCGGCATGATCCGAGAGCACATCGAAACGCTGCTCAAAGTGGCAGGAGCTCAATGATGCACACAAAAGAAGCGTGGCTTTTGCACTGTCTTTCAAAAGATGATGACGAGTGGCTTGTGTACACAAAAGACGAGCACACGGACAGTAGCGACATCCAGAACACAATGGATAAAAGTATTTGCGTGGTCAGCGGAGGTCTTGGCTGTTTGGAAGAAGGCGGATGCCATGAATCAAGAGCAAACGCAAGGCTGATAGCTGCGTCTCCATTACTTCTTGAAGCCTGCGAGTTCGTTCTTGCGTTTGTTTCTTCGCAATTGGAAGCCGGTCTTGATTGCAAATATGAGAAGGAACTTCTCACAGAGACAATCAAAAAAGCCAAAGGTGAGCCATGACCAAAAAAGAAGAATACAGCCTTGAGAGGAACATCTACCGAATCTTGCTTGCCGCAAGAGAGTTAGAAGCTCTTGCCGATACCAAATACTCAGAATTCTGGCCTGATGACGGATACGAAACAATCAGGAATTCGGCAGACAGACTCCAATCTCTTATGAACACTATCCTCGCGGCCAAGGGTCAAAGGAGTCTGGAACTGAGCTACACCGACAAAAGCGGCAAAACATGGGAACCAATACTTTAGGAGAAACAAATGAGCGATTCATCGCAACTGGCAACGAACCCGATGACACTCCTTCAGATGGCAATCGAGAAGGGGATAGACGCCGGGCAACTTGAGAAACTGATGGGTCTTCATGAACGATGGGAAGCAAGCCGAGCCGCCGAAGCGTTTGGCAACGCTCTTGCTGCATTCCAGTCAGAATGCGGCCCGGTGTTCAAATCCAGGTCTGCAAAGACAGACAAATTCGGCTACAAGTTTGCATCTCTTGACGACGTGATGGAAATTGCAGGGCCGATCTTGGCAAAGAACAAGATCAGCATTTCTTTTGACACGGAGCACAAAGAGATTTCATCCGATAATAAGAAGGACCACTTCCTGACGGTGATTTGCCGTATCAGAGTCGGCTCTTACTTCGAGGACCACAAGTTCACTTCGCCGGTTCCGTCAAGCCTTCGAGCATCCGAGCCGCAACAATATGGTGCAGCTTTGCAATACCTTAAACGGTACTGCTTGTGTGCGGCGCTAAACATCGTAACGACAGACAAAGACACAGATGCGGCCAGCGTTGTTGAATTTGTCTCTCAGGGGAATGTTGAGCAGATGAAGAGGATTATTGAAGAAGCCAATGTTGACATCGGCAGATTCCTTGCCTGGGCACAGATAGATTCCCTTGAACAGATGGCCGCAAAAGACTTCCCCAAAGCAATGGACCTTCTCAACAGAAAACGCAAAGGAGATTAACGATGGGCAAGATTGTCAGACAGAAAAACAAAGCCGAAGGCGGAGTAACCGCACAAGAGAAACGGCTTTTTGCAAAGCACGTTCAATTGTGGACAGAACGCGCCTTCCGCACCGATCCAATCGACAGAGACAAGATAATCGAGGCGATTCATGGAATCTACGAATCTGCTGGCCTGAAAAGGCCACGAGTCGTTATTGTTCCAAGTCCGATTGTGATGGCTTTTGCTGGAGGCTTTGCATCTGTAATTTGGAAACACAAGAAAAACAGCCTTTCAGCCGTTGCCGCTACCGAATCTGTTGACCTCAATGCAACACGAAATGCAACAAGAGACGCAACAAGAGACGCAACAAGAGAAGCAGCCGACTCCGAAACACTTGAAACTGCGATGAACGAGACAGACTCTGAATCATTCTATGTTACACTAACTGCTGCCCGCGCCGCAACCGATGCCGCGACACGCGCCGTAGCCGACGATGCTGACCGTGATGAAATACGCAATGCAACAAGCGATGCGATACACTATGCGACCCGCTCCGAGGCCATCGCTGCAATCTACAATGCAGCCGACTCCGATACCACAGCCGCGACACGCAGAGCTACTCGCATAGCGGCTATAAGTGCAATCCACGATGATACCGCCTCTGTGACACAGGATGCTGTCAGTGCCGCAACCGATGCCGCGATCCGAGATGCATCCGATGATGAAATCAAAAATTCGACCGACCGCAAAACACGAGCCGAGGTACAAGCTGCTACCCTTTATTCGGTCTCATCTGCGACACGCGCTTCGACATACGCAGCGGCAGACGAGGCGATCAGCGATTTGACGCGCAAAGCAACCAGATATGCGGCCTACGAGCAAACACGATCAGCGACAGACGAGGTAACCCACACTTCGACATTCGTTGCGACCATAGGTGCTACCAGCGTTGCAACAGTCTTAGCGACATCCGATGTGACACGCAACGCGATCAATTCTTCTGTCCAAGGAGCGGCAGATGCCGCGACACGCGCTGCCGCTGACGCAGCGACACAGGAGGCGATCTTTGTCACTACCAAATCCGCAACCCGCAATGAGATAAGCGCTGCGATCCGCACTGCAACATCACTTGAGACAGCTGCTGCGACCGACAAGGCGACCCGCGATGCGATCAGCAATGCAACCTATAAGGCGACCTTTGCTGAAACCGCTTCTAAGACATTTGATTTGGCAGACAACAAGACGCGATATGCTACTCACGATTATACCCGCAATGCGGCGAGCGAGGCGGCAGAAAAGACCATCATTGCGGCCTCCGTTGCTATCATCGATACTACCAAATCCGATGCCAGCGATTTTATCTCATTGGCAAAAGATATTCTTGGTGAAAACTGGAACGAAGGGATCAAAGAAGCGTCCAGATGGCAAGAATACTACCAAGGCGGCAATATGTGGTCATCATATGAATGCTACCTGACCGCCTGCCGAGACATCATTGGTCTTGATCTTGAAATACACAAAAAGTACACTCACTGGGAACAAGCAGCAATCAATGGCGGCTTCCGATTCATGCACAGCGAATTCTGCATGGTCTGTGATTTCCCAGAAATCTTGAAAGTCGAAAACAACGTGCCTCATTGTACAGATGGCCCATCCCATAGGTGGCGAGACGGCTTTTCTCTTTGGCACATTGGCGGAATCTTGGTTGATGAGCAAATTGTTATGCGGCCAGAAACGCAGACTGTTTCTCAAATCAACAATGAGCAAAATGCCGATGTCAAAGCAATCCGAATTCAAAGATACGGATGGGTTAGGTATCTTGAAGATATTGGGGCCAAGTGCATCCATCGCAGGCGAAATCTGGTAGAAGGAACAGTTGAAGCGTTGTTCGATGCTGGAGAGTTCGGGCGGAGGCTTGTGGCCACATGCCCGACATGGAGAGTGTTTTCTATGGGTGTTCCATCAAGTGTTGATGATTGTGAGCAAGCTCAAAATTGGCTTGCTGGCGAAAAACCGTTTCGAGTGTTGGCAAGAACCTAACAAGGAGATGCTATGTCAAGCGTGAAAGAAGTAATTCGGGAAATCCAACAACACGCCAAAGTCCTGAAAGAGCGTGTGAGTCCTGGGCAACCGGCTGTCTTGAATGAAGCCTGCTCTGTTGGTGACGGCGTATGGCAAGGAGACCTCGGAATCGAAATCGTTTCCGCAGTCCCTGAAGGATACGTCCTCGTCAAGAAGCCAAAGGAAGATGACAAGCAGATTGTTCCCGGCAACACACAAGGGAGCAAGCACGTTCTGCGAAGCATTGTCGGCGTATCGATTTGGAGGCCGAAGAATTGGCCAAGCGAGATTGGTATTTTCGGGCCTTGCATTGTCGCAGAATCCGAAGCAGTTATCGATCACCCAACACACGGGGAGGTTACAATTTCTGCCGGTCACACCATCCTGTGCAGATACCAGCGTGAATGGGATCAAGAGCAAAAGAAAGCCCGCAGGAATGCCGACTAACCAAGGAGTACAAATGAAGATCATCGAATGCGCCCAGATTTCTCCAGAATGGTGGGAAGCACGCAGAGGGATTCCAACGGCGTCGAATTTCAGCAAAATCATGACGCCGAAGACCATGAAGCTGTCTTCTCAATGCGAAGAGTACATTGCTGAGCTCATTGCCGAACAGATATGCCTGACGCCGAACTATTTCACGGAACAAGGCAGGCCAATAACCAAGGCTATGACAGACGGCATCGACAATGAGCCAGAAGCCAGACGATTCTACGAAATGGAGAAGAATTCAACTGTCCAGCAAGTCGGATTTATCACAACTGATGACGGGAGATTTGGGTGCTCTCCAGATGGGCTTGTTGGCGAAGACGGTGGCCTTGAACTCAAATGCCCGATGCTTAAAACCCAGGTAAGGTATTATCTGAATGGTGGCATTCCTGACGAATACATAACTCAGGTTCACGGCAGCTTGATTGTCACAGGACGGAAGTGGTGGGACTTTTTAAGCTACTGTCCAGGATCGCCGCCAGTGATGATTCGGACTGTGCCTAATGCGTACACCGAGAACCTGAAGAAGTGTCTTGAACAGTTTTGGACACTGTATCAAGAGTCTTTGGACAAGTTCCGTAAATAGGCGCACGTCGCGCCTATTATTTCCCTAGCAATAATGGAGAAGATCAAATGCCGCGTCTTACGTTTGATGATGAACTTGACCTGCTGAAGCAAATCGACGAACAGTTTTCAGGCGTTCGTGTATCACTTGGATTCACTTGCCCATGCTGCAAACAGCCTTGTCCTGACAACGAGTATCACACTTACGGGCGACACGAAGATTGCACCTACATCGTGAGGCTTCCTGCGACCAACACTTGCACGAGAGCCGAAATCCCGCTCAGGGTCGGCAGATAGTTGTTGACTGGCAAGACGGCTTGGTATACACTCACCATTCTCCTGCCCGGAGATCAACACAAATTAGCTATGCCGACCCGATGGTTTTTCGCCGGGCAGGGGGAATTTACCAAAGGGTCGGCAGTTTTGTAACAAGGATCAAGGATGCCAACAGAGGCCCATGAATACGCAGAACTGTTCCCGCTTCACGAGGGGCAAACACTTGTCGATCTTTCTGAAGACATCAAAAAGAACGGGGTCATTGAGGCCATTGTGATGTACGAAGGGAAGATTCTTGATGGACGAAGGCGAGAGCTTGCTTGCGAGTCGGTAAACGTCAAGCCAAGATACAGAGCGTTCGGAAGCCTTGAATCAGATGGTGACGATCCTCTTGCTTTTGTTTGGTCAAAGAACTTTCACCGAAGGCATCTGAATCCGAATGAGAAAGCACTTTCAGCGGCTCAATATGTCACAGCAAGCGCTGGCAGGCCAAAGCAATCAACTGACGAATCAGAGAAAAAGCCGATCACGAGAGTCGAGGCGGCAGAAAAATTCGACGTTTCCATAGATGCCCTGAAAAGGGCAAGGACGATTTCTGAAGGAGGGTCACAATCACTTGTTGACGCCGTCCAGAAAGAAGAATTGAGCATCAGCGATGCTGCATCGGTAGCGGGCCTTCCCAAGAGTATCCAAAACAAGGCCGTCAGCCGAGTCAGATCAGGCGATGCGTCAACGGTTAGAGAAGCAGCGAGGCAACTGTCTGACGAAACATCTGAAGCTGCTTTGGAAGAAGAGGCCAACCCGACAGACGAGACCATTGGCGATCAAATCAAGCGTGTAAACGCAGAAATCGAGTCTTTCTGCCGCAAGATGCTGAAGATGTTTGATGACGAGTGCCCGCGAGACCCGTGGATTGTCGAAGAGGGGACCATAGATGGGGCCAGAAAGAAGGTTCAGAACGCTTGCCAAACACTGAGAACTGCCAAGTGTGAAGCGGAGTGTCCAAAGTGCGACGGCACTGGCTGTGCGAAGTGTTTCAAGACCGGACGTATGCCAAAGTTTGTTTTAGATCAACTTGGCACTTCAAAGTAGGAGATACACATGGCAGATGTGACCCTTTTTGAAGAAAAAGCGCCAATGCTTCTTGGTATCACTCCAAGAGAATACCAAATAGAGGCTCACGACAATTCGCTTCGTCTTTTTGGCGAAGGAATTCCAGGCGTACTTCTCAGGATGGCAACCGGGTCTGGCAAAACACTAACCGCGTCAATGCTGGCAAGGACATGGCTTGGAAGAGGCGACGATTACCGCGTGATGGTCATCAGTTATGAGACTCAGCTTGTTTGGCAGTTTGCCAAAGAAATCGAGAGTTTCATCGGTGTCCAGCCTGGAATAGAAATGGAGAAGAACAGAGCGGATTCGTCTAACAAAATCGTCGTTGCTTCTCGCCAGTCGCTTTTGCAGCACCCTGGGCCGACAAAAGAACAGGCCGATGAGTTGAAATCACTCGGCGTCACCGAACTCGGATGCTCAACGAAGAAGATGGCAGAATCGTACTTGAAGTATCTCAGGAAGGGGATAAGCGTTGATGATGTTTTGGCCGACATAGAGACAAAGAATCAACAACCAGAGGCATCGAACGGGAAATGGAGCAGGGTCCACAAGTTCGATTGGCGGCTCAACTGGCTTATATTTTCCGATGAATGCCACAGGTTCGCGTATCATCTCAAATCGGTCAATCATTGGGTCGAATGGTTCGAGCAGAACCCAAACTCGAAGCGAGCAGGGCTTTCAGCCACACCTAAAAGATCAGATGGCGTGTCTATCGGAAGCCGGATGTTCCCCGGCATCGCAATAGACTACCCACTGTTCAGCAGAGAAGGCAGATGCGCACTGAGAGACGGATACGCCGTGCCGTATGTCCAAAAATACATCGAACTTGAAGGCGTTGATTTCAAGCAAATCAAGAGGGTGACAGAAGGAGGCGACTTCGATGAATCAGCGCTTGAAAAAGCCCTCATGGAAGACAAAGAACTTGCCGGGCTCGTTGATCCGCTTCTTGACATGGTTGGCGATAGGCCGACTTTGATTTTCAATCCAGGCGTTGAGATGGCAAAGAAGGTTGCCAGATTCATCAATGCCAGATGCGAAGCAAAATGCGAATGCGGACAAATACGCTGGTATCCCAAGCAACTTGTCGGGGACGGCGCAACTTGCGAGTGCGGAAGATTCATCATCCAAGAAAACATCACAAAGAGCGGCGATCAGGCCGTCGAATTGGATGGCGAAGTCCCACACCAAGTCAGAGATGAGTATTACAGAAAGTTTGAAGAAAAGAAGTTCCAGTTTTTGTCAGTATGTGGCCTGTGCATTGCTGAAGGAACTTTGATATTGACAGATGTTGGCGATGTTCCAATTGAAGACGTTACAACCCACATGAAGGTTTGGGACGGGGTTGAGTTTGTTTCCCATGATGGTGTCATATTCAATGGATTTAAGCCGGTCATAGAATATGCCGGATTAAGAGCCACTGAAAACCACAAAGTATTGACAAAAAGCGGGTGGGAAACAATAGCAGAATGCAAAAAAAATGGAACGCCGATTGTTATTGGGCAGCTTATGAAGTTGCCAGTCCAGTACAGCAAGGAATCCGATTTTGTATTCAGAGACCCAGAACAACATGAACAACAGCCTGAACATGCTACAGAACAATCGAACGTCTATGACATCTTGAACGCTGGTCCTAGACATCGTTTTACAGCCAATGGGCTTCTTGTATCAAATTGCAGAGAAGGCTTTGATGTCCCATCAATCGCTTGCGTAGCCGTCTTCAGGCCAGTCAGCAAGAAGGCGTCATCACTTGCAGAGCAAATGAAGGGGCGAAGTTGCAGGCCGCTCAGGGAAATAGCGAGAATCCTTCACACTCTTCCAACGCCAGAAGACAGAAGGAAGCTGATCGAAGAAAGTGAAAAGCCCAATGCGCTTATAGTTGACTTAGTAGGAATAACCGGCCTTGCAGACTGTGCTTCGACTGTTGAAATCTATGCCGAAGGTCTTCCAGACGAAGTAATCAAACGTGCAGAAGACATTCTATCCGAGAAGGGGAAAGACGAAGAATTCGATGTTCAAGAGGCAATTGATCAGGCAGAAAAGGAAGACCGAGAGGCCAAAGAGAAAATTCGGAAAGAACGAGAAGAGTCTGAGCGACGGGCCAAAGAAGAATTCGAGAGAAGGGCTCAAGCGGACCCGCGTGCCAAATACACGACCTATGACAAGGGTATTGGCTCTCAGTACGATCCAAACGAGGCAAGCGAAGGCCAATACAACTTAATCAAGTCTCTTGGGATGGAAATAGGCGACGTTATCAGCAAGCGGAAGGCCGGAAGAATAATCAATATGCTCAAACAGCGGACAAACCCATCAGAAGTTGCGTACAAGAACGGCATTTCTTCATGGGAACCGACTCCGCCTAGCCCTAAGCAATCATACGCCTGCAAAAGACTTGGATACGATGTATCGACTTCATACGAAGCCAGCCAGATACTATCAGCGGCAAGGAAGCCGCAAGAATTCAAAGCCAAGAAACTGGCTGATATCCAGAATGCCAAGAACGACGGCGATCTAACAGCGGTCGGCATGGATATGAAACTCGTCAGGAGAATATGCCCGCCAGATGTGTGGGCTGAGGTTGTTTCGGCTGGCGCAAGAAAGAGGCAAGAACTCAAGAGTATTAATTCTGACGATATTCCAGAATAATAGGCGCGCGCAGCGCCTATTTTGAGGGCAACCGATGAAAAGCAGAGAAGAGTTTGTGAAAACGTGGAAATTCCACATAACAGGGCTGTCGCTTTTTGGGTATGTGAGCGAGTCACGCGACGGCCAAATGGAACGATTGAAAAGGGTCCACGAAATGCCAGTCGAGTCGGAAAAACTTCTGGCAAGCATGTACGATTGGCTAACAGGAGCGAAAAATGGGAAAGACTCAAAACCAGCGTGAAATCATTATCATCGCTATGAAGGACAGAGCGCCTTTTGTTGACGGGGTGTATTTGGGCAAGAACTTCGAGAGAGTCGAATTGTCTGTTGTCTGTCGAGCATCTGAGCCGACCGATCTTCAGGGATTTGAGTTCATAAGCCAATCAAGACTTGGCGATAATGTGTAGTTTGGATAACCCATTGGAGGTTCATAATGACTTTTATTTTGAAGCCAACTCGTCGAGAGGTCATAAATTTCCTTGTGGATCGTTTTGTGAAAAAATTGGAAGCAGACGCCGATGCTGCACAATTGATTGCGGTTCAGCAGGACAAACGAACTCGGAACTTGATAGAAAAACAAAAAAACATCACTCTCAAAGCCGGTCGAAAAGCATTAGCCAGAAAAATCGGCATGATCAAAAAAGCTATCGGCGAACGATTTACCGTCCATGAGAAGATTGATGAAATCGAAAACCAGAGGTTGTACACAATCTCGTTCTATTGCCATCTAACAAAGACGATTTCTCATTCTGCCTCATGCCGCAAGGAGATTGATGAAATTGATGCCGAAATTGCCCAATCGAACAAGAAATACCAAGAACTGCAAAACCATGCTGCTTCCATTAAAAGACGAGCAAGCAGACTAGCGTATTGTGACGAAAAAAGCAGGATCGATTTGTTGAGGCTCTTGATAGAAAAACTACCGGACAAAGCTGAGCCACTTGTTGATAGCCTAATAAACATGATCCAAAAATGCTCAGAAACTGAACAAGCGAGTCAGTCTGGGCAATGAAGTTATCCTGACGAACCAACGAAACCGAGTAGCATAACCAATGACTGGAGCGGACAGATGGAGAAGTACATCGATTTCATCGACGCCGGTTCCAGCGAAAGCGGCAAGACAAAGCTATGGCATGTCGTGCCGAAACAAGGCGACGGCTCGCCAATCGGCTTGATCCACTGGTACGGTCCATGGCGCAAGTATTGCTTCAGCCCGCACCATGACACGATCTACGAACAGGTTTGTTTGCGTGACATCGCGGACTTCTGCGAACAGCAAACAACGACCCAAAAGAACGGCAACAGCAGATTCCCAATTAGCAGCAGGAGCTTGTAATGCCCACGACCTGCACGCGCTGCAACCGCCGCACGCGGAACTTGAGCCGGGCCGGGAACGCATACTACTGCCCAGAATGCCGGATCGAGTGGCGGCAGAAGCTAGTCGAGGGCGGACGCAGGGCGGCGAAGAAACGGGCGGCTGCACCAGAGCCGACGATGGCCGAACTGGACGCGCTGATTGCGAGGCAGATGCGGAATCTGCCCCGGTGGTGGAGCAAGTGCAGAGCGTTTGCGAAAGGGGACTGACCCAGGCCCAGCGTTTGGGCATCACGGCGGCGGGACTGACACGAAAGGAGATGGGGGATGACCCAGCGCATCGGCCCCCACGAGTTGCACTGCGGCGATGCCATCACGGTCCTGCGCCAGATGCCGGAACGGTATGTGTCGCTGACCGTGACGAGCCCGCCGTATGAAGATGCCCGCACCTACGGCGTCGGGTTCCGACTCAAAGGACAGGATTGGGTCGATTGGCTTATCCCGATCATTGTCGAATGCTGCCGTGTAACTGACGGGCTTGTGCTTGTGAACGCAGCCGGGAAGGTGAACGACTTCCAGTACACGCCGGTCATGGAATGGCTTGTCACAGACTTGACCCGTCAGCATGGGATCGTATGCGGACCGGCCCCATACGTTTACCGGCGCGTCGGCATCCCTGGCAGCGGCGGTCAGCATTACCACCGGCGCGATTGGGAACCAGTCTATGCGTTCGCGTTGCCGGATCGACTGCCGTTGAGGTGGAGCGATAACACGGCAACCGGCCACGCGATCCCGGCTCGTATCGCTGCGGTGTCACCACGAGGGACAAACGGGGCAAGAAATCATGGCTTTTATTCGTCACCGGATATTGCCAACGCCGGGAACGTAATCAATGAAACGTACACTGCCGCGCAGGTCCAGACCATACTTGACGGCGGCGACGTAATCGACTGCAAGGTTGGCGGCGGGCTCATGGGGCATCCGTTGGCAAGCGAGAACGAAGCGCCAATGTCGCTCACGCTCGCTACATGGCTCGTGCGCAGTTACGCGCCACCGGGCGGGCGTGTGCTCGATCCGTTCATGGGCAGCGGGACTACGCTTCATGCGTGCATGGACACCGGCCGGATCGGTGTAGGGATTGACTTACGCGAATCGCAAATCGAACTAACCCGGCGACGGCTACAGTCCGTGACGCCGACGATGTTCGATGAGGCTTGACAATGAAAGGACGGTGACGGGATGGCGAAACCAACAACAGAATTCGTGCCAGACCAATTGCGAACTGTTGCCACGACCAGGACGACTGGCTTTCTCGATCTACGATACGCGCCAAGACGGTTCGTTCCGAAGTTGTCAACCGACGACGATTTGTCATGGCTGAAACCAAACAGACTTCGATTGACGGCATCAAAGAAAGGACGGTGACGGGATGAATCTTGCAGATGAGATTGTAGGTGGTTTTCGCGGGCTTGCGGATGCATTGAAAGCCAGCTGCGCCGCCTTTGAATCCCGCGTCATGCGCTGGCCAGCGCCGGGCGTGGACAGCACGCCGACTGAGCCGGGATGGTATCGGCTGCGGAATGGGGCTCACAATCACGGGGAAAAAATTAACGACGGCATTTACTTGATTGAGATGCGAAACAATCATTTGTCTGTTTGGGACGGCAGGTGTTGGGCATGGCACGCTTCTAATATTCGCGGTGAGTGGGTTCGTATCCCGTTCCCGCTGGAACCGGAGGCCGCGAACGATGCTAAGTGACCGTCCACTCCTTGACGCGATTATAGCCGCCCCGGACCAGGACGCGCCGCGACTGGTGTACGCAGACTGGCTTGAAGAGAACGGCGGTGGGGAACGCGCTGAGCTGATCCGGTTGCAGATTGAGGCCGAGAATCGGGGATGTCTGTGCTCGCGCAAAATCATTAGATTCGCTGGACGAGTCCTTAATCGTGTCCAAATCCTAATGCAAAGAAGGACTACGTGCAGATCGTGCCAACTTCAATTGCAAATCAAAGACTTGATAAACAAATTGATGACAAAAGGCGATGAAGAATTCGTCATTCAAAAATCAAGCCATTACGACCTGATCATCTCGCGCGGCTTCATCGAGGCCGTCGAATGCGACTGGCGCTGGTTCGCGGACAACGCCGACAAGATGCTGGCGCAGAACCCGGTACGGCAGGTCCGGCTTACGAGTTGGCCATCGTTGCAGCTTTGTAGACTACCATTTACGTACTGGTTTACTGGCATGCCTTTTGATCGTGAAAAAGCTGGAGAAGTGGCAATAAAAATGTTGCGCAGTGGTGGACAGTGGCCGGGAACCAGATGGAACTACACTCTCCTATTCACATTCCTTTTACTTCGCGCCTGCTGGCCAACCGTCAAAGCGTGGAAGTTCCCTGCCAGCCGATGACCAACCAACGCAACAAACAAAAACGGACGAAAAATTTCCTTGACTGGCTATTGGCTTTTGCTATACACTAACCCAAACTAGAGGCAGACACATGAAACTGCGAGACGCCGCAATTCGCATCCTTGACCGTGGCCATTCAAAATTCCCAAGACTTGCACAGCACGCACTGGCAAGAAACGTTGTTTCCGAGTACATCCACTCAAATCCAGACATTTGGACCGATGACATCGGTGATGCGCCGGACGCGCTTAAGGATGTTCTACGGGCCGCGTTTGATGCCGTCGAAGACCGGCTTGAGTCAAATGGGAAAGCGATACTTCTTTCAATTGTCCAGGCAGCGGAATACGTTCTGCTCGACACTGGGCTGATTGATGTTCTTTGGGATGCTTGGTTCAAGAAGTAATTTTTCAAAGGAGATGGCCAATGAAACTTGATGCCGAACAGGTCCGCAGCGGCCTAAACCTCATCGCAGACCTTGGCGCTTGGGTCGCCAAGTTCACTCCGACAAGCAAAGACGATCAGGCATTCGAGTTTTTGAAACTCATTGCCAACACCCCTGGCGCAATCGAAAAGGTTCTCGAAATTGTTCAAAAGAAGTCCGAGTAGTCACAACTCACAAGGGACGCAAATGGTCCGATATTTCTCTGCGCTGATTCTGTTCCTTTGTCCTGCTGCCTACGGACAAGAGAAGTCAATCGAGGCCGAGCTTGCAGAACATGCAAAGTTGAAGGCCGAAGTCGAGGCCAAGCAGAAACAGCTTTCTGACAGCGCCGAAAGAATCAAGGCATTGCTTGCCGAATTGCAACGGAAGGCAAACGAACTTGGGATCGACGGCAAGCCACCGAAACCAGACGAACTAAAGACGTTCGTTGACTCGCTCAAGGCCGCATACGCCAAGGAAGGCGACAAATCAAAGTTCCCGGCTCTTATGAGCCTTTGGAAAGCGGCAGCGTCTCTGGCTTCAGAGGCCAAGACATGGGGTGCTCTGTGGTCGGCTATGGCAGACACGGCAAAAGCACTTGGGCTGTCTGGCCAGTTGATAGAGATTCAGCGCGCAGTCAGTCGAGAGCTTTCGTCTCGGCTTCCTGTCAACCCATCCGAGAAGCCAGACGAGCCAATCACTGCCGACCATGCGAAACTTATCAAGGCCGAGTTTGAACGAGTTGTCAAAGCACTGGAGCAAGTCAAATGAGTTGGGATTTTTCGCAATTCGGCGGCGTTCCGATGATCGAAGGCAAGTTGCTGTGCGACAGCGGCTTGACCGACGTTAATCCAGACGATCTTGCCTGGAACTTTGGCGTACAACACAACCTGTCAGAACTCACCACGACCGAGCCGATTCCTCCAATCAAGACTCTTTACGAAGCATTCCCAAATCTACAGGGCAAGTGGGACGGCAAGACCACGATCAATCACCATGAAGCAGTGAGGAAAGTTCTTGGCCGAGACTTGTCCCCACATGCGCAGGTTGCAGGAACATGCGGATCACATGCTGGAAGCCGTGGTCTTGAATTGCTTCAGTGCTCTCTTATCGCCAACGGGAAGCGTGCAAAGTATCATGACGTTTCGCACGCATGGCTTTACTACTTGGCCAGAAAAATGTACGGCATGTTGGGAGGCGGAGACGGTGTTGCCGGTGGTTCCATACCAGAAGCGATGGCCAAGTTTGGCGCTCTGCATCGCGTTGAAGCGGATGATCTAAACCAGAACAGTGACAACCTTGCCGTTCGTTGGGGGCGAGGGCAGATGTCTGCTGCTGAGTACAAGCGTCTGTCAGAGCTCGCCAGAGACAACATCGTGACTGCTAAGGTCCGTTGCAGATCGGCATCTGAACTTGCTGACGGGCTTGCCGCTGGCGGAGTCGGAATCGTATCTGACGGTCGTGGATTCACCATGACCCGCGACAAATATGGGTTCTGTGATCCAAAGGGGACATGGTGGCACTACCATGTCCGATCAGGCGTCAGAATCGCCAAGAATGGGCGTCGTGGCTTCGTTTACGACCAGAGTTGGGGAGAAAACGTACCAAATGGCGATTTGGTCGATGGATGCCCGTCAAACTGCTTTCTTGTCGATTGGGACGTTATGGACGCAAGCTGTAGGAACGGGGAAGCAGACTGCGTGTTTGCTTTCGACCTGTGGGATTTGGAGCAAGGCAACCTTGACCCGTGGGTGTTCTAGTGCGCTTAATCATTGCAATTGTGGCTTCGGTCTCGTTCGCGTCAATTTCATTCGCCGACACGGACACAGACGCACGGGCAATCATGCTCATGCGCCTGGCTTTGCACAATCAAAAAACAGTCAGGTCACAAAAAATGGCCGACCTTCCGACTGTTCCATCGCACTTTCATTACCACCATTGCGGCAATTGCAATTCTTACTTTGCACATGCAAATGACGGAACGCAATCGCACTATTGTCCGCGATGCAAAGCCGGTCCTTGGCTATTACAGGTTCAGCCGCCTCCTGGCGGAACACAAGTTTGGCTGCATAAGCCACTGAAAGCGTCCTCGTCGAAAGACGACTGCCCAGAGTGACTTAGGAGATGAGTCCGCCGTGAGCGGGATGATTTGGATTCACAAGACGACTGCGCAGCACGGATCGCCTCGTGCTCAGAAAGAGTCGGGTTGTTTAGGAACCGGATTAGAACGGTGTCGTCCATACATACATGACACCATAAACGCCTAAACGGTTCAAGGTCGATATTCATGTGTGCTGTCCCGCTCGTTGCGGGTCAGTAAAGAACCGCTGCTCAGGTAGGAAGTGTGGTGAGTAGCGGACTTTGCTCTCGCCCGGATTGGCGCTGACCAATCCGGGCGTTTTTGATACAATGATGGCTGTTGTTTTTCTACAAAGGAGTGTTTGCTATGCGATTTGTACTCTGTCTGATTGCTCTGATGGTGTTTTGCATGATTGCTGGCGCTGCTGAAAAAGCACCGGCTGCAAAGGCTGTTGCCGCTGCTCCGTGCGGCCCAAACGGTTGCCCGATTCGGTCTCGGTCTCTATCACTTCACATCGAAAGTCATGGCGCATGGGCATTTGACGGCCATCGCGTTTCCGGCGTATTTTCCCGTGTTAGGGGATTTGTTCATGACGCCGCTTTTCGAGCATTTCATTTCGTATCTGCGGTTCGGCACAACATTTCCGGGGTTTTTGTCAACCGGCCTCGGCTTGTTTCGATGACTCGGCATGTGGTATTCGTGAGGCGGCGATAATTTCGCGTATCGCTGAGTCTCACGCACGGGAAGGCTTCGGCCTTCCCATTTTTATTGGAGGGCTTATGTTCGTTCTAACCAGGAAAAAGTCCGTGATGACTGAAACAGGATGGAAAAAACTCGGCCCAAACACCAAAGTTCTTTCATGGGACAGAGAAATTGATGCGCTGTCATACATGGTTGGCCTACCGCTTACTCACGACAAGAAACGAGGGGTTCTTGGGGCGGTGGTCACGCCTGTAATTACAAAGGAGAAGTCCAAATGAAGCCGACTTGGGAAATGATTGGAGATGTTGGTGCTTACAACTACTCAAAAGGAGAAAAGGCTGGATACCAATCTGGCCTTGACGACGGGATCAAGTCGATAGGAACAATCATAGGGACAGCCCTTGTTGGGGCTCTGTGCATTGTTGGGATCGCAACGCTAAATTCGTGGCTCAGCGGCGAATCAGAAGAAGCACGATAGTCGCCGCAAACGATACGCCAACCAGTAGGCCGAACAGGATTCGCCACTGGTTGGCGATTACATCTCTGATCTTTGAATCAGTCGCGGAAATGAACTCTCTGCACATCAGTTCGCTTCGCAGATCGCTCAATATCACGTCCATGTCTACTTCGCTGAACGACACAGCCGGGATTCCTATTCGGTTCAGTTCATTGACAGTGGCATTGTGGAACAGCTTGCAAGACAGGATCACCGCGTCTGGTTTTTTTATTCGCGCGAACTCAACAGCTTCAGAGGCATTGTCAAAGTTGCCGTCAACTCCATACCCAAGATCAATGAGTTGCCGAACAAGCTGAAGCCTCTTTTTGTCATCACGCTCTGCAACAACCAGCTTCATCGTGTCCTCGCAAACTTTGGCTCGTCGGAATCATCTTTGATTTTCTTCGTGAATGGAATGTACCCGTTATTGGTCCGATTTTTTTTTTGGCGCTTCTTGGAAAGTTCTGAGAATATCTCGAACACCATCAGGATACTGCCCATGATGGTGAACGAGATGAGGAACAGTTTTATCGGGATGACAAGATCGGAGCTCATTTGCGTGCGCCTTATTTGGCAGGAATTTTGTGCGCAGACCCGTTCTTGTCAGAAGAGAGAGACGATCCCCAGGAATGCTGCCTCTTTTCCTGGACCTCATACAGAACCGACTTCGCAAGCTCTTTGATTTTGAAAGACTTCTCTTTTTGAATGCGAGAATACTTGATCCATTGGAACATCCAGATTGCAGCAACGATTCCCAGAATAATCCAGGACAAAAGATTAACGACTGTCGAGAAATCAGGATTCATTTTCCACCGTCAGTTTTGAGGATGTCATGGATCACTTTCCAGTATGCTTCAACGCTTTTGACTTCCAGCCGCATTTGATTTATTGAGTCGGAGACCTTTCCGCCAGTGTCTTCGATTCCAGAAGCAACTTCTTTGATCGCATCTGCCATATCCGAGATAGCTTCTCCGTGCTTCTCCTCTTGATGCCGATGATGCCTGAGAATCAGGTACAAACACACGATCCCAAACACGGCAGCAGCGCCTGACGGACCAAGCGCGAGCAGCTTTTCTAGGATGTCCATGATTTGTGACACTGATTCACTCACACGGGGTTTGTGCTGGTTCGTACAGATAGTTGCCAGGGACAGAAGGAGGAACACATGATGTTCCAACAGGGCAAGCGTGCGGCCTCATTGGATCAACCGACCACTCTTCTCCGTCCCAAAACCATTCGCACTGGATCATTTTTGCCTCTTGAGCTTATCGACGTGTACTGAGCAGGCCATGTCTCCGCCTCGTTGACCGGCAATAAACTCGCCCATAGCGCCTTCTGTGTCGCCACGCTTTTTCAGTATCAGGCCGCGAATCAGATGGGCGCGATTGCGAGATGCTGAATCCAACAACAGAGGCCGTCGAGTGTAAAAGAATGCGCCTTCGTCGTCTCCAAGGTGCATACAGCATTCTGCCGAATCGAGGTCTCTGGAATGGTGCTTGAAGATTTTCAATGCTTCGGCGTATTCCCGCTTTGACATATGCAGGTTTGCCTTGCCTATGTCAGAAACCTTGACCTGTTCCATGCTTTGCACCAGTGGAAGTAGAACCACAAACGAAAGAAGCGATGCAGCAATGACTGCGGATCGCTTAGCTCTTATCGCAAGCCCGCACACGATGGCGGCAAATGCGATTCCGGCAACGATAACGGCGTGCTGCATGTCGAACATTCGCCCCTGCTTATCGAGTCAGTGTCGGACAGTGGCTTGTAGCACTTCTTGCACTTCGGCTTGTTAGCACAGTCACAAGGCCAAGTGTTGAAGCAGTACAAACACACTGTCGGCGAAGGATCGTGCATAATCGCAGAGGTGGGAATCGAACCCACTATCTGCTGGTTATGAGCCAGCCGAGATGCCAATTCTCTACTCTGCTACAGGCTTCTGGCCACTTCATTTCCTTTAAGCCAAGCGGCACTACTTCGGCGGTTCAAGACGAAGCTGAAGCCTGCAATTTATAGGGATAAAATCAAGCAACTGTCAAAGATAGGTAGGACTAAGAGCCAAATGGCCCAACGTGCGGATAGTTCGGTTTGACTTGCTCGTGAAGGAATGCACCCTTGCTGCTGGCCTTCATCATTTCCTTGTACACTTCAAAAGGCGCAGATGTGTAAAAGTAAACGCTGCCACTGCCGTCTTTCGACTTGAACCAAACACCAAGTCCGTGCTTTACTTGGTCCTCTTCCTCAGACTTCCAGCAGATGTGCCCGATGTTGGAAGAACTAACCGGAGTCCAACTCGATGCCTGCTGCATCTGTTGGGCCTTGAACTTGGTTATCGAGTCCTTTCGGACGAGGCGACCGCCACGGAAAAATGGCTTCGTTGCCACTATCGGATGCTCCTGACGTAGAACGAGTAATCGCCATAGGTCACAGTAGTTGAACCGTCCGTTACTTTCCAGTAACGACGCCACATTCCATCGGTGTCAAGATCGCTTGCCGATGTCGTGAATCCCCAAACATACGTCGATATGCTTGAGCCTGTCTTTGGGATGACAGTACCATCTGGCTTAACGAGGTACAAAGTCGCGGCAGTCAACACCCATGCCACGCCTCCCTTTGTGGTATTCGTCACCCGGAATCGCTTGATGTCGCCAACGAAGTAAACACGAGAGTCTTTGATCATTCTGGCCCCCGTCTCCGTGTCTCCAACATTGAACGTATCGTCAATGTCGTAGTCAACGTCGAAAGTGTCGTCGATGACCGGAATATCATCGGCCTCTTCGGTGTCCCAAGAGGAGCCCCATGACGAGCCCCAAGAGCTTCCCCATGTCGATGGCACGTTTTACCCTGGACCCCAATAATTTCCAGACTGGCCATTCCCAGTTACGAGAACATCGTTACACCTTTGGATATTTGCGTCCACATGGCCTGCAACTGTGAACGTCAGGCTGTCTGTTTTGGCCTTGATTGCCACAATGCTCGAATTGGCCGTCAGAGCATCGTCGCATTCGCTCTGGACCTCGGCATCCCAACTTGGATTCCATGCCATCGAGTTCGAGGTAACAGTAAGCGTGTTGACCTGGAACGCGGCCGATGCCCCGCCATGCGAGACATTGGCCAACTGGACTGTCGGATTGCCGCTTGAAAGGGCATTTGGCGTCGAACCGACCCAAGAGCCGATGTCAACTCTTCCGAACGGCACAACGGCAAATGTGCTCGACGAATCAGGGTTTGTAGCCCAGTTCGGCTCAATGGTAGCAACTTTCGTTGAACCGACGTAATCGCTTACCCTTCGGCACTGCCCAGCGCCAGTTCCACCAGTGATGTAAACCCATGCGTCGTTGTAGTAGTCATCGGTCGAACTTGCCGAAGCATCCAGCGTGATTGTGCCAGCAGACCCGGTTTGAGCAGTGCTGCTCCTGATTGTCTGCAATCCGGTATCTGCCGCAAACGTAGCACGATCAATAGCCCCGTCTGCGATAGACGCAGCAGTGATTGCACCGGCAGCAAATGTGCCGACGTAGCAATCGACTCTTCCGCTTTGGAGAGAGTTCGGCGTAGTGCCAAGCCATGAGCCAACATCCACTCTTCCGAATGCTTTGATTGCAAACGTGCTGGTATTGTCTGGGTTGGTTGTCCAGTTCGGCTCAATCGTGGCAACTTTGGTAGAGCCGACGTAATCTGAGATTCGTCGAATCTGCCCAACTCCGGTGTTGGCCGTGATGTAGACCCACGTATCGTTGTAGTAATCGTCCGTAGAAGACGCACTTGCATCAAGCGTGATCGTACCAGCAGCGCCAGCCTGTGCTGTGTTGCTTCTCACGGTCTGCAAACCAGTGTCGGCAGCGAATGTGGCCCGGTCGATTGCGCCATCGGCAATCTCTGACGCACCAATTGCGTTGGCTGCAATTTGAGAAGCGCCGATGCAATCTGCTGCCAAAACGCTTGACGTGATGACATTGTTTGCAGCCGCCTGCATGTTGCTGTCCATTCGGCCAGAAACCAGCGCCGCTGGCAACCTGCTCTGAATGTCTTGGGTATCGGTTTCGATGTCGATTTCTTTGTCTCTGACCGCCTCAAGGCTGTCGGTCGTGTTGTCGTAGCTGCTGTAAGCCGGTGTTGCCGACTTGCTGTGCAGTTTCGCCCACAGCGAAGAGTTGGCAACAATGCTGCCAGGATCAGCCACTTGGATCAGGTGGTCAAGCTGAATATCGGACAAAGCAGTATCAACAGTGGCATTGATTTCCGCAATCGCATCTGCTGCCAGAGCGTCGGCATCGATTGCGTCTGTTGCGATAGAAGCAGCCGTGATGCCTCCAGATGAAACAGAGCCGATAGAACCAGAAAGATTTCCGGTTATGTTTCCAGTGATGTTAGCTGTCATCGTATCATCAACAACAACCGTCGTTGTTCTAACTCCCTTGCCAGTTCCAGGTCCACCAGCACCACAAATTTGCAACCCATAAACACTTGCTGTGCCACCAAAAATATTTATCCCAACACCACCAGAACTTCCGCCTTGGAATAGAGCGCCTATTCCTGTTCCAGATGATGTCACTTGCAAACCAGCAGTTCCACCACTAGCTGTAGATGAAATCGTCAATCCAGGAGTGGTGGTACTTGAAAATGTTGTCCCACCTGTTATCGCCAAAGAATGGAGAGTAATAAGACCAGAAGAGACAACATTGTTGAAGTCCAATCCTGCCTCACCAGTCGAGGCCACATCCAGCGTCCTGTTCATTACAGTCGGCTTCAGTGCCCGATCAGCAATGATCGTCACGATGTCAGTCGTGGCCATCGTGAACACTGCCGGGTCTGTGCGAAGTGTGACAGTCTTCGTCGAGCCAGTGTAGTCATCGACCACGGCGACAGCCTTCTGCGCGGCCGTGCTCGCGTCCTCGATCACGATGATGCAATCGTTGTAGGCGTCGTTGTCTGACGATCCCTCCGTGAGAGTGAACGACGTTTGACTTGCCAGCGTTGCAATCGTTGTTCGCTGCAAGACTTGGCCATATCCCGTACCGTCAAATTGCTTTTCAAGATTATCGGCAGCGGCTGTGTCTCCAGAGATAGCCGTCGCGTCCGAATCCATCTTGCCACTGACAAGCGCAGCAGGAAGCCTGGACTGAATATCCTGCGTGTCGGTTTCAACATCTGTTGCCGTCTTGACAGTTGTGCCGCTAAGAGTAACAGTCGTTGTCGGACTTCCAACATTTGCCCAATCGACACCGGCTTCACCGCCTGAAGAAACATCCAACTTGCGGCCAGCAGTCGTTGGCCTCAGCGAATATCCAAGAGCAAGGTAGTACGTGAATCGAACAGTCTGTCCGTCCACTGTGATCGAATTGATATTCACCCAGTATTGCGCGCCATCAGCCCAAAACCCGGCATCAGAATTATCCGACGTATCGATGCTGAATCCGTGAAGGCCAACCGTGCCATCAAAGTCGATGCCGTAAGTATCGAGAAGCGTGTATCCGTTGTCGCTGGTACGCTGAGTAGTTGAACCGTTTTTATAGCATTCTATGTCAGTTACAGCGAAATTTGTTATTGTAACAGACGCACCGCTGCTGTCATAGGCATCAAACGGGAAATAGATTGTATCGCCTGAATTGAAGCAGGCTGGCATTACAAACATTGCTTACCTCTGCTTCTGAAGCTCAGTGATCAGTTTGCCCTGTTCAGCAAGTTTCTCGTCTCGCATCTTTGCGTCTTGCCGAGCCTGAAGGTATCTGGCGGCAAGTTCGTCATGATCAGCCGACTTTAGCAATTCAAGGTTCTTGGCCCTGTTTGCCTTGAGTTCTGCAAAAGTCTGGTTCTCAATCTCTACAAAGTTCATCGCTGCTCCAATCAGATTTTTCCACCTAACTTGCCAGCGAACTTGCCAACAGTCTTCAAGACTCCGCCACCCGTGTAGTACACAGTCATCTGGACGTAATCGACCTTGGCAAGAAACGCAAAACTATCGTAGAACATGCCGTATCCGACCTTGATTCCGTTAATCGTCGATCCTGAAGGAATCACACTGAAGTCGAAGTTCGTTGCCTTCAAGTATTCGGATGCGTTTACCCCGTCCCACACAGCAAGCACGCAGCCAAAGTTGCTTGCTTTCACCTGCGCCGCAGTAGGAGTAAGCCCCCAAAGAATCGCCGCTCCTCCGTAATTCAATAGCGTTTCGCTGCCCGGCAAAGCAGCCGCATTGTCAGATGCTCTGTTGTCTCCAGACACCGACCCGGAAACAACCAGTTTCACCACTTCTACGTCTGTCATCAGTGAAACAGTGGCATAAGAGCCATCGTCTGACGTAGCGTTGGTAGGGTTCGACCATGCGCTCGAACCGTGGCTGTTGTCACTTGCAAGTGTTCCTGGCGCTACTGTTCCAGTGTCAGCCATTCCAAGCCCTCGTCGTTACCATTTATAGGGCTAAGAAGAATACAACTGCAATTTGGGTACGATCAGCCTAGTACGCCGTTGTCACAGAAAAACAAACGCCAATCAACACAGCCGATCCATCGGCAGCGCCAAGCAAAACACGGTTTTCAACTTCCCGATCTGTCGTATCGGCGATGCCATCAGGAACAATCGTGATGATCACGGCCTATTACCTCTTCTTGTACCGGATGTACGAAGGCTTGCGAACTATTGTATCAGTGACGGCTGAGGAATTTTGAGCCCATTTGAATTGGAATGTTCCTGAATTCGCTCCGTTCTCGACAACCCAAGACTCTGTAAGAATGATCGAAGCCGCGCCGGGGCCGGTGGAAATCGAATTGTCCGATGTATCGAACGCCTCAATTGCAGTCATCCATGCTGAAGTCGCGCCGGTGTAGCCGTTGGAAATGTTTCGGAATATGCGAGTCGGTGCTGCCGGGCCGGTGACACGGTACTTGAACCCGGCAGTTCCGTCCGTCGTGACCAGAACCACAAGCTCAATGTCATAGATGCCGTTCGCGTCCATCGTGAACGACAACGCATCATCGTTCACCAGCGTTGTCGAATTGTTGACTGTTTGTGTCTCGGCTGTCTTGCCAACGTATGTGCTTGCTCCTGAAGCCGCTGAACTTGATGCAAACGTGCCATCAGACTGCTGAATCAGCGTGTTTCCAGCACTGCCAGACGAAGAGATAATCTGCTCAGGAACAACAGAGCCAGTCCACGGATACAAGATGCCGCCTGCTGGAGTTATTCCCCATTGTTGCTGGAAACGAGGGTCTTTGAATACAGGCGTAACTCCTCCCCTGATTGCACCACCGCCAAACGGGACCGGAATAGGCATTGGCGGGATCGGTGGCCACGGCGGAATTCCACCAACACCGCCACCGGGAGGTATCGGTATCGGCACTGGCGGGATCGGAGGCCAAGGCGGGATTCCGCCAACACCGCCGCCGCCGCCACCACCAGGAGGCCAAGGAATCGGGTTCGGCAGTATCGGCGGGATCGGGATAGGCACTGGCGGGATCGGAGGCCAAGGCGGAGGCATAGGTTGAGTGACAGGCGGAGTAATCCCGCTTTCAGGAGGAGGCATTGGAGGCAATGGCGGCGGAAGCGGGCATAATGTCCATCCACAAGGATTCAGACTTGAAGGCGGATGTACAATCTCATACACCGAAGGACGGTAAGGCTTCTTTTGTGAATGATCACATCCAAGCAGCGGCCCAGGAAATGAAGTCCCATTTTCTGTACAACTTGACGACCAACATGGAACATATCCGCCAAGATGTTGTTCCCACCACCATACTGAGTAGCAGCAATTTGGACATTTCCCACCGGGTCCAGGAATTGGGATTGGATTTGGCGAAGGATTTGGAGGATCAGGATCAGCGCCCCACGGCGTACAAGGCGCACATGCAGAACCTATGATGTCGTACACATAGTCGGTGTACGTCGTAGTCGCGCCTCGAATCCGAAGCCAGACATAATCTCCAACATTGAAGCATCCACAATTCAAGTCAACAACAAAGGCCGGGTTGCCGTCAGGTGCTGGGCCAGACGCACCCTCTCTGCCCATCGGATGATCGACGTAGACAAGCAAAGATGGGTCAAGGATAAGTTCGCGCCAACCATAAGGCGTGACGACGTTGCCGCCGATATCTGTGACATTCGCACCAACCGAGCGAATCTCGGCTAGGAATATGTCACCGGCTGGTTGAAGATTCGGGTCTAACCAAGGGAAACCCAAGTATCACCACCAAAAATAGGCGCGCACAGCGCCTATTAAATCTCAGGCCACTTTTTCAGTCCGCAATCCAAGCCGATCCATCTCGACTTCCCTGCTCTGCCAAACACTGGATCACGATGAGGGATCATGTCAAGCCAACATCCGCACTCAGCGCATCGCCCATCGTCTTTTCTGTACATATCGCAACCTTGGCAAATCTTGAGCCGAACCTGAACACGTTCTTCGTCCAGCGGCCCTTTCTTGCGTATCGCTGAGGCAGCATAGTTCGCCGCCATCTGAAAGTCCGATGGCAACTGTTGACAGCCTGTGCATGGTTCGCTCAAGCGTAGACCTCTCCCTCGCCAACAAGTTCGTATGTGATGCCAACGTGCGTGCTCGCAATCAGAGTATCACTTGTTGTCGGCAATTCTACCTTGCCACCGATCAAGTAGCACATCCCATGAGGCGCAACAGTCGGCGGAGGCCCAGCGCCAGGATCACCAGACGGAGGCACAATCGCATACCCAGCCAACTGCGCACGAGAGCCGTTCTTCTTGAACAGCTTGATGATGTCGGCAGCAGTAGCGGAAGTGCTCGTCGAGTTGTACTTGACGATGTAGACTTTCTTCCGGCCACTGGACGTTCCAGTAGCAAGAGTGGCGTATGTTCCAGTCGTGCCATCCCAATTAGTGTTGGCCACGCTGACCTGCACTTGATCTGACGTTTCAGATGTTGGAAATCCTGGTCCTGCCATGAATATCTCCTACGCTACCACGCCTGGATTTGTGAAAAGAATTTGGTACGGAATACTTGGGTAAATAGGGCGTCCACTTGAAGCAGCATGGCTCGCAACTTGGGTTTTGACGTAGTACCACTTTTGGGTATGAGCCCAAGGAACAAGATTATGCCCGTATGGAACGTCTTGAATGTTTGTTGTAAGCGAAAACTCTTTTGCCCCTCTTGTTGGGTTTAGATGCTTGAAGAAGAAGGTTATATCAACGAGCTTTTGATTGGCATAGATGCCAGCAGAGCCTGACCATTCTAAAACATCTGGAACAATCGGGGTGTATCGGACTACGTTTATCCCCTCAAGCAGCAGCGTGCCTTTGCCGTAGTTCCACCAGTCAAGCTGGTTCACCTTGCCAATGCACTGCTCAATGTAGGACGTAATGCTAGAGTTTTGCGTATTGACGTACAACTCAGGAACGTGATACCACGTCATCTTGATTGTCTTGCTCTTTATAAACAGCCTAAGCTGACCATCGCCAGCGATTTTTTCATGAGGGATCGCGCTGGCAGCAACGTCGAACACATACCTTCCTGCATTTGCCGTGATGTACTCACCGGCAGGGATTGTCTCAACGTCAACGTATCTCAGCCACTCTTGGGCGTAAGGAACACTGCTATTGACAGTGCCATTTTCACGATAAATATCAACTATGCCTGTTGGAATGCTGTCGTCTCTCAGGACAGCGAATGGCCGTGGGGTAAAAGCTGCCCCATTGAACAGCCACCCTGGATACATTGCTGTTTTGTAGACAGGCTGCGCTTCGAATAGGCCGAGAATATCTGAGACCTCCTCAGAAGGTCTGCCAACTCCGCGAATGTCGCTAATTCCTTCGCAGTAGCACCACCAAAAAAAGGGATCGGCCTTCGGTTGCACTCTCTTCAGCCTGTAACCATCGCTATGCGTGTGCGTGCTGCCCATTAACTCGATAATGGCATCAGTAACTTCGTAGGTATCTGTGATCGCACTATGACCTGTACCACTTATACCGTCTTGGCCGATGACGTAGTTGCGGATGGACTTCAACCCGCCACGGACAGAAACACTAGCCGTGCTTGGGCTTATTCCAGAAACTCGCTCCATGTATAGGCGTAGGTCGGCCATAAACTATCTTGTACTTAATCCTCTCCCAAGTTCATTTTTCAATGCGTCGAATCCCATCTCAAACCCGCTCATAATTGCCGACGCCTTGTTGTAAGCATTCGTTACACCACCAGCAAATCTTGCTGCCGTGGCCGCAACATTCTTGACATCATTGTAAATCTGAGTGATTTCGTCCTTCTTGCCGTCGAGCCACTTTCTGGCTTCATCAACAGAAGTTTGGATGTTTTCCACAGTAGGCCACTTCTCCTTGACAAGCGCGATGATTTCGTGAATCTTATCAATCATCACAGTCGTTGTTTTTCCGCCGTCTGCCAATACCTGCTTCAAGTCGTTCTTGATGTCGCCCAAGAAGTCAGCCGCTTGCTGAGCGGGGTCTTTCTTCTCCTTGTCTCCATAGGCACTGGCACGGAACGCTTCCAATTGAATGTTCTTGGCCAAATCGCCAATCGCCTTGAACGACGGGCTTTCAACAGCGTAGCCAGTAGAATCTTTCTTCTCGGCTTTGCCAGATTTTTCGAGACCATTGATTAGACTCTCAACACCCTTGGCCCAACCGAAGCTCATCATCAATCTGGCGCTCCATATGAGAAGATGCTTGATTGCTTCACGAACTGCATCCCTCAGTTGCTTCATAATGTCAGCTGCCGTCTTGCCTTCACCGACAGCGCCGCCGATCAATGACTTGAACATCTCCGCCACGCCTCGGCCAACTGCCGTGAACGTGGACCATACATCTTGAAGAATTCCAATCAATCCAACAAATATGTCCTTCAGTGCTTTAAGAGTCGGCATCATGCCGTTAATCATGATTGACATATCATCGAATGACTGAATCAAGACTTTGCCAATCGCGTCTGAAATCTCCTGAATCAGAGGCTCAAGTTTCTTCATGATCGGAACGAGATGGTCAGCAAGACTCTTCGTGACCTCTCGCGCCACTTCGACAATTGGCCGCATGGCAATGCCAATCACGGCATTCAAGTCCCGGAAGCGTCGGCCAAGTTCGTTCACCAACGCCGGGTCTAATGCCCTGACAAACATCGATGCTATGTCGGCCATCTGCTCGAAAGGTACGATGGCAGCCTTCATTTGGCCGATGAACGACTTTGAAATGTCTACCATCGGCTGGATCATCTGGGACAATCCAGGCGTTGCAAATCCAGCCGCCATAGCCCCTGTCATTTCACCGAACGACGGCATCTTCACACACCCAATTCAAGTCGTTCCAAGACCTTCAGCAAATACTCTTTGTTGACGCCTTTGGGGAGAAGTATTGACGGTCCTTTTGGCTTGCCATCAACAAGCGGCTGAGTGATCCTCAGTCGAAGCTGGTGGACTTTGCCGTTGTCCCTGAAGTTGTCGGCTGTGAACTTCAAGCCCTTGGGGAACTCGATGCGAGAACCGTCGCTCATAATGGCGAACGCCGGATCACCGCTGCTGTCAACTTCGTTCAGCGTCACTTCGGAGACACTGGGTTCATTCTGGAAAGACATTGCATCCTCGATTCGTATTTCTTGAAACACTTGGACAAATGGTAGTACGATTTCCTTGGGTCTTCGCCGACGCCGACGCCATAGTTCGCAAGTTCGCCAGCGTCAGACATGCTCTTAAACTCAGCCAGCCCGTCCTCTTCGGTCATCCGCAAAGCATTGCACACCTTGTCATAGATTCTGCAATTCTCGGCCCACGAAAGATCGAAAAAGTTCCGCGTTGACTCAGGATTATCCCTGAAGCAGTTGTACGCCACGAGCATGTCACGCTGGGCAAGCTCGTGGATCATCGCGTGCATACGCTCTTTGGTGACTTCTCGCGGCACGCTGAACGGGTCATTCCCGTCTTCACCAGGAACAAGGTCGAAACACTTGTGAGCATCCAACCCAAGTCCGCCAACTTCTTGCAACTTGCTCTTAGCCATGTCGTCTTCCTCTTGAACAGGTTCTTCAAACACAGGCAGAGGTCTATCAATCGGCGGTCTGTTCGATTTGTCAAACGCAGCCGCCAAAACCTCTCGCATCTCATTGATCATACTCCAAAGCTGGTATGTCCTCCTTGGAGTCTGGTTCGCTATGTCCTCGTCTGAGCAACTCAAAGGCCATGCCTTCAACTGGCAAAAAGCCCTGTTCCAATCCATTTGCAATTCTTTTCTGTCTTCAAGTTTGGGGACAGACTGGCTTATCCCCGGCTGTCCCCCATCGCTTTTGGGGGCGACGGCAACCCTTGCTTCATCACCAACGAAATCTTGGCCCACAATTCCTGCGACTTTTGATTCGCAATCTGAATCGCTTGGTCAATGCTCAGGCCGGTGAAAAGCGATACAAGGTGCATCTGCCCCTCAAAAATTACTCCATTGTTTGGGTCTTCCTTCTCTGTCTTCTTGCCTTTGGACTTCCCGTTGTGCTTGCCTTTGGCCTTTGGGTCTTCTGGAATCTCGCCGCGTTCTGCCATACCAAGAATCTTCATCATGACTGGACGGCCAAAAGAGTACGTCCCATTCTCAATACAGTCGTCAGAAAATGCGCTTTCTGCGGCGTCAACCTCTTCTTGCGTCATCAGCCCCATTTCCTTCTTTACCTGCCACGCCACCATCTTGATCTTCAAAGCGCGGCCAATAAGGAACGCCTCGGACGCTGAGATGATCGACTTCCACTGAAGAGGCTTCAGCTTGATCGTCTCGCCATTGAATTCAATCTCAATCGGGGCAGCATGACAACTAAGACCGGATGACACACTCGCAGACATACAACTCCTAGAAAGTCACAGTGAAAGTTCCGTTGGATTCAAGAGAGGCCGAAAACCTCGCAACAGCATTACTTGCTGCCGTCGAGATTCGCATGTTCGCAACTCGGAATGTTATCGTGAAGCTAGAACCGCCGCCGCCAAGCGCAAACACCATCGAGATGCTCTGCCCTTGAGTCAAGCCAGCAGAACTGTTGTACGGACCCTCGACATTCGCCTTGCACGAAAAAATACCAGCCTCATTAGACTGATAACCACTGGATGTAAAATTCGTTGTTGGAATGACTTCTGAAACGAAGTCCAAATCAGCCTTATCCATAGGCTGAGACGTAGAACTCCACGTCCAGCTACTTGCTTTGCCTGGGTAGAATGTACCAAGCAAAAGAAGAAAAGGCAAAATCAGAATAATGTGATCAAGAACCTTTTCTAGTTCGCCAGCAAACTGAAAGAAATTTTCCATCGTATCTCCAGTCACGCAGTCACACTTCTATAATTCAAGCAGACAGCCCGCTTGCCAGGAGGAACAAATTTATGCCGTGGAGCAAAGAAAGACTCTTTCATCATCATGAATGGATGCGTTCTATTGCCAGTCGGCACATGGCAGGAGAATCCGTTCAGTCCCTTGTTAAAAGCACTGGCAAGAGCAAGCATTCTGTTTACAGAATAATCAAAAGATTCGGGGCTCTTACTCCATCTGACAAGTTCTTGACAGACGAAGAAAAGAAGAGAATCATAAATTCCTTTGTTGGCGGCGACACCTATGAGACGCTGGTTGCCAAATTTGGCAGGCACAGAGGAGTTCTTGTCAAAACAATCAAAGAATCCGACATAGACGTTCGTGCGGTTTGCAGACAGCACAGGTCGAGAGGGAGAAGGGAATATAGCGTCAATGAGTCGTATTTCTCCAAAATAGAAACCGAGCAACAAGCATGGATTTTGGGGTTCATCGCTGGCGATGGGAATGTGTCTCTCAACCAGCATAAGACTCCTGTATTGGCTATCAACATAGCGTGGAAAGACCACGAGATTGTTGAAAGAATCAAAAACGAAATCCAATATACTGGGCCTGTTTACAAAACAAAGTCCAAGTACCGATGTGGCGATTACTTTTACGCTTGTATTCGAGTCGTTTCGCACCAAATATGCGGAGATTTGGCAATACAAGGAATCCATCCGCGAAAATCCCTTACACTCATGCCTTGGGACGGACCTAGCCATCTCATGCGCCATTACTGGAGAGGGGTCATTGATGCTGATGGCAGTCTTTGCAGAGCAAATGATGAAGAATGGAGGCTCTGCCTTGCAGGAAGCAAGGCTATGGTAGAAGGTCTGAAGATTTACTGCCACCAGATAACAGGAACAAAAAGCCAAGCCAAGCAGGGATGCAAAGCAAAAAGCTGGCAAATACAGTTTGGCGGCAACAAGAATGTAAGATCGCTTGTCAGTCATTTTTATTCCGATGCAAAAATATCCTTGCCAAGAAAACAAAATCTGGCCCAAATGATTATCGAAGGAATGCCTCCGTACAAATCACGCCGTCTTCAGAACGATGGCCAACGTATAAGTCAAAGTCCCTGAACCTCCAGTGTGGGTTATGCGCACATTTCTTGTAGTAGCGTCAACGGTCGTTGCCGTCGTGCTTCCGAACCCGAAGGCTCCACCGGCAGCGCCGTTGATCTGCGGACCAGTTCCAGCAAGGAACCAGCTCAGCGGGTTCGCAGCGCCAGGGTCATACCTCCATGTCGTGCCCGAAGTCTTCAGCAGAATCATGTAAGCGCCTGTTGGCGTCAATGCCGTGCCAAACGCTGGCTCAGTCAAAGATCGAACATCAATCGTTACCGAAGCACCGGCAGCGAGCGTTCCTTGGACGTAGTACACTTCAGCCGCATCGCTTGCCCCGATTGTTGGCGTAATCTCGGCGACTATGTTCCCAGTGCCGGGGATAGAGTCAAAGCCTGTAATGGCATGGCTCTGGGTCCATCCCATCGACATATCCAGGCGTGCTGTGACCAAGTTCGCCAATTACTTTCCCCTCCTTGCACATTCGACAATCTTCAACTTCCTAGCCTCGATTGCTGCTTTCTCTTTGTTGAACCGCTCCGTGTCCTTTGGGCAGTCATAGAAGTAGCCTTCCCTGTTCTGCCTCTTGATGATCGACCTCAATGCCGGTTCATACTTGTCGAGAAGTTTCCTTGTCTCTTCGGCCCGCTTGTCTGGAGAAGCCTTTGCCCAACACTCCTCACACATCACAGCCTGGCTCTTGACGCATTTCGCCTTTGGCTGAAGTTCTCCAGGCCGCTTGTGATCGTTCTCAATCTCAAGCTCGCCTTCTTCGTAATCCACATGATGGAAAGGCTTCCAAAAGTAGTCTTCGCACGTCGGGCACTTCATCATGCCAAGCTCTTTCGCCTTGGCATTGAGTTCCTCACGTTCACCAGGAAGCCACTCAATCGTAATCTTCGGCATTTATGGAACCGTGTCGTCGTCGGACAATTGCCAGTTAAACTCCAATTCAAGCGTCAGCCTGAATGGTTTCCAATCTCTGTTCCCAGGTCCAGGCGGCTCAAACGAAACCCAAAGCATCGGCCTCTTGAGAATCGCTTCGCCGTCTGTATTCAAAAGGTCGTCTTCCCAAAAAGCCGAGAACAATCGGCCAAGAAGACGGTTGCCTCTTGGCGGTGCAGCAGCGGCCTCGTCTACAGACGCCTCTGCACGCCAGAACAAATCGAGTTCATTCCTCAGCCACAGAGTTATCCGAACCTGCCCCTGAACAATGAACTCGCTGATGTTTCCGCCGCCAATAAACACATCACCATGAGCCCAAACCAAACTCGGATACCTGACCGTGATGAATCTGTCAGCAAACGGGAAATTAGCTGGCAGAACCTCATCATCAAGCGTCATGTAGACCTGCGAAGAGTCAACGATATTGGCGTCAATCGTCTTCTGCGCAAGCCGACTATGTACTTCGTCAAGAGTCGTTCCTGAAACTCTTGTCACATCCGGGTCAAAAACCATCAATTACTTCCAGTAAGAGGGTTTCTCGTCCAGTTGTCAGACCGATTGCCGAAGAATCGACTGAATACTTCCGTTGGCCGATTCGAGATTCCATCAGACCTTGCGCTAATGTCAATCGTTGACATCTGGCCAGCACGGGCTGATTCCTGAATGCCAAATACCAAGTCGCCTTTGATCAACGAGGCCAAGGTCTCCCGTGCTTCCTTGTAGCCAGACACCTTCTCAGGCTCAGGGATTCTCCGCTTGGCCAAGTGATAGAAAGCCAAGTCGCACACAAGCCCCTTCAACGCCGCTTGGCTTGCGCCTGTAAGCGATTCAAGATCGGTCGGCGTGTATTTCTCTCCACGGTAACAAGCCATCTCGACTTCGCCAGACGCCCTAAGCAATGCAGCCGAGACAACACTGTTCGTTGGCAAATCTCCAGGCGTAAGCGACACGCCAGCATCGCTTGCATAATGACAAATCTTGTTCACATCATGTGCGAGCACAAGATCGTCAGCATCGGCGTAAGAAGTCGAACTCGAAACTACTGTGGACACGTTTCACCCGATAAAAAAACCCGCCGCCGCACAGGGCGACGACGGGCGGCATAACGAAGACCAAGTATCTCAACCAGTAAAACGCTCTTTCCAAACAAGCGTCGATGCGTACAGGGCCACGCTTGCTTTGGTACAAGCCAAGTAAACAAGAACTCCTGGAGGAACGATAACCCGGCCATTGAATTCAAACACAGCGGCAGTAGTCGCGTGTGCCGTGCCAGTATCCGCCTCAAGGTTGATCGTGAACAAAGTCTGCAACACATCCGTCGCAACACCAGCAGTAACCGTGTTCGTGCCCGTGTTTGAACACCGAACAGCAGAAGTCTTTCCTGAAAACAACTTGCCGTTGAACGGCTTGTTGGTTTCGTCAATCGCCGTCATGATCGATCCGGTTGCAATCGCGTTCAGATTGTT